CCAGTCAACCAGCAAGATGCGTGTAAGCGAGTTTGCGGAGCTGTTGGAGCTTATCCAGGCATTCGGGTCAGAGCGTGAAATAAAGTGGTCTGACGAAGCCAGGTTGGCGCTGGAGTGGAAAGCAAGATGGGGAGATAAGGCAGCATGAGTGATTACACAGGAAGCAACACGCCGATCGACATACGAAACCTATGGCAAACCCCGCCGGAAATCGCGGCAGCACTTAACAAGGAATTTCACTTTGTCGGCGATGCGGCCGCCAGCCATGAAAACCACATTTACCCGCTTTACCTGACTGAAGAGCAGGACTCCTTAGGGACTGATTGGGAGAGTTACTTTCCTCCGGGATACATCTGGTGTAACCCGCCGTACAGCGATATCACGCCGTGGGTGCGGAAGGCCTCACAGATGGATAGCGACGAGCACGGCGCGGTAATGCTGGTTCCTGCTGATACGTCTGTTGGCTGGTTCAACGAAGCCAAAAGAACTTGCAGTGAGATCCGCTTTATCACAGGCGGCCGACTCTCGTTTGTTCGAGCCGATACAGGAAAGCCGGTGAATGGGAACAACAAAGGATCAATGGTGCTGATATGGAATCCTCACATGCTGGGCGTCTGCAACGTCAGCTTTGTAGAGCGTGACCTGCTGATGGAATACGGCGCAGTGATAGCGAGGAGGGACGGGTGCGCAAGACCTGGTTCTTTCACCACGATTTAACCACCGAAGAAGCCGATCAACTTATCTCACGCTACACCTCCCGCAATGTACCGACCCAACGAACGCAATGTACCGACCCAACGAACGCTAAGCACCGACCCGAGACTGTGGGTTGTGGCTGCGCTTTTGCCCGAGTTCCGTAACGCGCCGAGAGTGGACAGGAGATATCAACAGAGGATTTTTCAATGATTAGTTCACTGGACGATGACTACGCAGACAGGCTCGCTGACCTTCTTGAGGATATGGAAGGTGATGGAGTCGATTCTGTTGGGATGATGATGAACTGGATTGCTGGCTACGTTCAGGGAGCGCTGGAGCGCGAGCAGGGCGATTGCTACGTCTACCAGTTTGAAGGCAACGATATGGTGATTCAGCTCGTTGAGAATGACGAACCAGCTGCAGCGAGGATGCATTGATATGGACTATTCACAGTTATCAGATTTTGAAATTAACAAGCGTGTTGCAGATATCGTCATGAATGGCACGTGGCACATAAGACCTTCTCATACCGACAACACGACAGGAGGATGGTTATACGGCTCAAATGGCATTCAGACATACGATCTTCCTGACTATTGCAAAAGCCCAGCAGACGCATGGCCGATTATCGTTGATGGGTGTATCGCACTAAAGCCAGTGCCTTTGTATGTAGGTGGGTGTCGTTGGTTCGCAACCAAAGGCGAAGGAGATTTGGGCATTAAGCATGCGGATAACAACCCACTCCGCGCCGCCATGATCGTATTCCTTATGATACAGGAAAAAGCCGATGCTAACTCCTGACCAGATATCTCAATACCAGCAATCAAGCATAACCAGAGCAGGCTGTTGCGCTAACTGTGGCGAGGTGCTTCACCCGCTTGAAGTCTATGCATGCGAACACTGCGCTATGGAGCTGCTTGCTGATCCTAATTCAACGATGCATGAGGAGGAAGATGATGGCAGAGCGCAAGCCGCCAAAGCCTAAGAAATGCCCAATCTGCTCTACCGAATATATCCCCAGGAGTTCACTCCAAAAAGTCTGCCACAACTACAAATGCGCTCTTGAATTCAATCGCCAACGTGATGCTGAGATAGCAGAACGTGAACAGCGCAAGCAGGACCGCCTACAGCGTGACGATTTGAAGCGGCGAAGGGAGAAGCTCAAGACCAAATCGGAATGGAACAGAGAGGCTCAGGCTGCGGTAAATAAGTTCATATTCTGGCGCGATTACGGCAACCCCTGCATCTCATGCGGAAGGGTTCTGAATTACGGGGTGCGGGGCGGGGCAGTGGATGCAAGTCACTACCGGTCACGAGGTGCAGCACCATGGCTAAGGTTCAACGTCTTTAACAACAATTCGAGCTGCGTTCCCTGCAACAGAGATTTATCAGGCAATCCGATCCCTTACCGAATAAACCTCATCAAGAAGTACGGCCTTAACCGGGTTGAGCGCATAGAGCATGACAATTCAGTAAGAAAATTCGATATCGAGTACCTCAAGCGAGTGAAAGCAATATTCACGCGCCGGGCCCGGCATTACGAAAAACTCCGCAAGAGATATCTGGAGGCGGCATGACATTCTCAATCAAAACTATTCCCGAACTGCTAATCGAGACACGCGGAAACCAGACAGAGGTAGCCCGTCGAATGACATGCAGCAGGGGAACGGTACTCAAGTACAGCAGAGACACCAAAGGTGAGCGCCATGCAATCGTCAACGGCGTTCTGATGGTCATGCAAGGTAAGAGAGGTAGACCATGTGCAGCGTAACCAATATCAATACAGTGAAAATTCAGCGAGCAATGGACGATCAGCGCCTAGGCAAGGTTGATGCGCAGATTAAAGATGCTGAGAACGCACTGGTGATTCTTCTGCATCATCGCAAGGAACTGACTAAGCGACTGGGGCAGGATAATCCAGATGGGCCGGAGGCAGCGTGAGCATACACGAGCTAAATCTCACTAAAGAGCAAAACGACTGGCTTGATGGGTGGTTAGAGCAGTGGGGCGCATGGATATATTCTGGCAGGCTGGAAAAGCGAATGAGCAGTGTAATTGCTCAGTACATGGCAACTGTCGAGCCATCCGGTTATCCAGAAAGGCCAATGTGCAATGACGATGACGGAATGTTGATTTCTCAGGTCGTAGATTCCGTCATGTGCATTGACAAAAAAGCGTTCGGTATCGTGCTTAGTTACTACGTCCACTTGTCTTCCAAGCGTTCAATTGCAGCTTACTATCATAAGTGCGCAACTCCTCGCAAAATGTCAGGTCGGGGAGGCGAAAGGATGCGCGTTCCGGCGCTGGTAACATGTCGCAGAGAGGTTGATCAGATACTCGCAGCTTCACAGTGGTTGATTTACCAAAATCTCTATCCTGCTATGAACGAGCGCAAACGTGTTGCGAATGTGAGAGAAATCTCAAACAACTGGTTGACTCACGTGAGCCAATGAGCCACTATTAGAGGGTAAGGTGCCGTATGTGTGTCTTATTTACGTCGCCACCCAAATTCAAGCCTCGGATAATCTCCGGGGCTTTTTTATTTGGCTCGCACAATGAGCCGAATGTTGAGCTGAATCGGCTCACAATATTTCCAATTAACAAATGGTCAGCCATAGAGCTGGCCTTTTTTCATTTAGGCCGCAGACAATCAATCATTGCATCCCCCTTATCGCATTGCGTCTCGACGGCCTTCTCCACTACACAGAAACAGCACCCGCATTAACAGCGAGGTGAAAGAGATGCACAGAATGAATCCAGCCGAAGGACACAACATGCCGTACTGGTGGTCGGGTCTGCTTGGCTTCTTCTCCGTGCTCAGTCTTCAGGATTACGTTTTTATTCTCGGTGCTTTGATATCGGCGTTCTTCACTATCAAAACCTATTACGCAAAACGTAAAGAAGAAAAAGAGCGAATGGATGAAGAACGCAAGCGTACAGCACTGATGGAAAACTACCTGAGCACGGTAATGACTAAACCAGAAAGCGAACGCCCGGCAGCTATCGAGGTTGTCAGTGAGGCCATGAAGAAAGCACAGGTGACTTATGGCGATACCAGACAAACTTCGTAAGTCACTTATTGCGGCAGCGGTTGCTGGCCCGATAGCGATTGGTGGCGTGCTAATAACCGATCAGGAAGGGATTAAATACACTCCCTATCTCGATCCGATTGGCATCCCGACAGTATGCGCAGGCGTGACAGGACCTGATGTGGTGATGGGCAAGACCTATACCAAGCAGGAATGCGACTCCCTGCTTTATAAGCACATGCAGCCAGCGATTAAAGCTGTCGATAGCTCGGTGAAGGTGCCGCTCAATGATTACCAGAAAGCGTCGCTTTACTCCTTCACCTATAACGTCGGGGTCGGTGCCTTCAAGTCATCAACGCTGCTGAGAAAGCTAAATCAGGGAGACATTCCCGGAGCATGCGATCAGCTTAAGCGATGGACATACGCCGGTGGCAAGCAGTGGAAGGGGTTAATCACCCGGCGCGAAGTGGAGCGGCAACTATGCTATGGAAAACCATAGGGGATCACTGGCGAATTATTGCGGCCGCCATGCTAATCCTGATGCTCGTAATCACGGCGAAGATAGCACGCAGCAATTACGACCGGGCTATTGCTGCTGAGCATGAACTAAATCTATCCCGCGCCACCATCACCGAAATGCAGACCCGTCAGCGTGACGTTGCTGCACTGGATACCAAATACACGAAGGAGCTGGCTGATGCGAAAAAGCAGCTTGATGATTTGCAGCTTTGCGTTAGCTCTGGCAAGTGTGGGCTGCGCGTCAACGCCAAATGTCCCGCGAACGGAACGCCCAGCACCTCCGGCCTGGATGATGCAACCAGCCCCCGACTTACTGACTCCGCTCAACGGGATTATTTCACCCTCAGAGAGCGAATCGACTACATCACAAAGCAACTGACCGGACTGCAGCAATACGTTCGTGAGCAGTGCCTGAATTAGCTACCAACTAAATCCTCCCACATTGTGGGCGTGCAAGCCGATCCCTCTCCACGTAAACACATCTCCCGCGTTTAACGAAGACTCCTGCCAGTCAAAACTGGTACTCCTCGGGACGAGTGCGCGGGAATCAGATGTAAGAGATAGCGCCGGGTCTTTTCATGCTGAAATCGGAGCATGGTTTCACCCTCATACGTTGCGGTGACTGCAATGGCGGATTAAATGTCACTGGCAGCCGGAACAGACGGCTCAATTCAAACTCATAAACAGGAAAAGATATGAGCACACTGATTAAGCGGTGGGACATCGTTTTGCAAACGAAGGATGCTCTTGAGGCAGATATTCCTCCCGAAGTAGTAGGTAGCCAGTGGGACAAAGAGCCAGACATTCGATCCGGCTTTCTGATTATCACTAAAGGCCATAATATTCACGCCGTGCCACTAGAGCGCGTTCACTACTTCGGCATCATTGCTGTTAAAGACGATGAACAAGACACCCACGACTACCCACTTAACGTGCAGCGCTGACATTCACATTACAGATGGTTCTTGCGAGAGCCATGTTTAATGACAATCACAAGGACTCGATATGGCGACCAAGAATAAAGTGGGCCGCCCTTCTGACTATCTACCAGAGGTGGCTGCCGATATTTGTGCAAAGCTAGCTGAAGGTGAAAGTCTGCGATCTGTTTGTTCACGCCCGGGGATGCCGGGGAAAACAACAGTGTTCCGCTGGCTTGGAGAGCATGAAGAATTTCGGGACCAATACGCAAAAGCGACAGAGACCCGAGCCGATTCGATTTTCGAAGAGATGATCGACATTGCTGATGACGTGAAAGAAGAGGGAGCCGCAGTGGCGAAGGCCCGCCTCCAGGTTGATACCCGTAAGTGGGTGCTCTCTCGCATGTCACCGAAGAAGTACGGCGATAAAGTCGTAAACGAACTGGTAGGCAAAGACGGTGGGCCAATCCAGCAAACGCATTCCGTATCGGTAGACGAAAAGGCGCTTAACAGCATACTGAGCAAACTATGAATGAACTCCTCGAATGGGAGGATTTGAGCGAAGCAGAACGCCAAGCTATCAAAGTCCTGTCCGAGCGCTCATTCCTTACGTTTAACCGCATCTTCTTCCAGCTCTTACAGGGTGAAAAGTGGTCAGTTAACTGGCATCACCGCTACATAGCGCAGGTAATCGAAGACATAGTAGCTGGCAAACGCCGCAATGTTGTATTCAACGTTCCTCCAGGGAGTGGCAAGACAGAGATGCTAAGCATCCATGCCCCTGTTTGGACGATGCTTAACTGCCAGAAAGTACGAAATCTCAATATCTCATTCAGCGACACTCTGACCAAGCGTAACAGTCGCCGCAGCCGTGAAATCATAACCTCTGCCGAATTTCAGGGATTATGGCCGCACTCGTTAGGCGTCAACCAGGCCGATGAGTGGCAGCTACTTAACGATGACGGAAAAGTTAAAGCGGAAGTAGTAAGCCGAGCTGCAAGTGGTCAAATTACCGGTTCACGTGGTGGCTATCAAATGCCAGGCTTCTCCGGCTGGATTAACCTGGATGACTTTGACAAGCCCCTCGATGTTTTCTCAGAGGTTAAGCGCAAGAAAGCACAGCAGACTTTAACCAACACCATCCGATCACGTCGCGCCAACAAGTCTAAGGACAACCCCACGCCAATCGTCGCCATTCAGCAGCGGCTACACACTGACGACAGTAGCGCTTTCATGCTGTCCGGTGCGATGGGTATCGACTTTGAACACGTCATTATTCCGGCACTGATTGACGAGGCTTACATTGAGTCCCTTCCTGAATGGCTTCAGGAGCATTGCTGGAACGATGTTAAAGACACCGAGAAGATGCGTGGCTATTGGTCGTATTGGCCCGCTAACGAATACGTTGGTGACCTCTGCCGCCAATGGGACACAGACGAATACACGTTTATGTCTCAGGGCATGCAGAAGCCTATCAAGCTGGGTGGCAACGTCTTTGACGGATCATGGTGGCAAACTTACGGGGCTGACGGCGACAAGCCAGAGCCTGAGCGCTACGAATACCGCTTCACTACCGCCGATACCGCGCAGAAGACAGCAAACCATAACGACTGGTCTGTGCTGTGTGAGTGGGGTGTCTACAAAGACGACCTCTACCTGATTCACATGGAGAGAGGGAAGTGGAAGGCGCCTGAGCTGGAAACCAACTTCAAAGCGTTTATCTCGCAAGCCTGGCGCAAGAATCGCGAGGCGGGGACGCTGCGCAAAATCTACGTCGAGGACAAGTCCAGCGGCACAGCGCTTATCCAGAACCTTGAGAAAAAGCTCCCGATCAAGATAACCGCTCTCCAACGAAACAAAGACAAAGTAACCCGCGCGATGGATGTTCTGCCAGTCGTTAAGGCGCAGCGCGTATATCTTCCATCGGACACTTCATTCTCATCAGAGTTTATCGCTGAGCACAGCGCTTTCACCTACGACGACACTCACGACCACGACGACATCGTGGATAACCTTATCGACGCCGTGACTGAGGAATTGCTCCTTGGCAGTTATGCCCTACGCAGACTCAAGGCGCTTGCAAGCTGAGAACTCACATGGCTAAACGTAACAACAGGCAGCAAAAGAAACACGAGAAGCAGATGCGCACGGACAGCTATCAGAACGTGTTCATGAACATCGGCACAGGTGGTGACCGCTCGGCATACAGCCGTATCCGCATGGCCCATCTGTTAACCCGCAGCACGCTGGATAACATCTATCTCGGTGATGGCTTGGGTCGGCGCATTGTCGATGTCGTAGCTGATGAGATGTTTCGCGCAGGCTTCTCGGTGGACGGCGCGAACAACGAGCCAGAGATTATGTCTCGCTGGGATGAACTCAACCTGACGCAGCAATATACCGACGCAGTGGCATGGGCTCGGCTTTATGGCGGATCACTGATGCTCTTCGGCGTGAATGATGGCGGTGACCTGCAGTCACAGATTGGAGAGGGTGAACTTGAGTTTGTTCGGGTTTACGACCGCTACCAGGTGCAGCCATTCCTGCGCGACCTCAATCCGGAAAGCATGACCTACGGGGAAATCATTCAGTACCAGATTAACCCCATCTCCGGCACGCCGTATTACGTACACGCCAGCCGGTGCCACATCTTCGACGGTGAGCGATTGCCTAACCAGATTCGACACCAGAATCAGGGCTGGGGCGCTTCGTGCTTACAGGGTATCTATCAGGCCCTGACCGACTACGGTATGAGCCACGCGCACGCAACTAGCCTGCTTGAGCGTAAGCAGCAGGGCGTGTGGTCGGCTGCTGACCTGGCTGAACTCTGTCAGGACGGGGAAGGCCGCGAAACGGTTCAAGCCCGCCTTAACATGGTCGACATGACCCGCAGCAACGGCAACACCATCGGGATTGATGCCAATAGCGAGAAGTACGAATTACTCGAAGGCTCTCTGGATGGCGTGGTTGAGGTTCAGGACCGCAAGCAATTACGCATCTCTGCACTTACCGGCATTGATGAGCAAATCCTGTTCACTAAGACACCATCAGGGCAGGGTGCGGACAAGACCACCGTTCCTGAGTCGTGGAAGCAACTGGTCGGACGCAAGCAGAAAGATGAAGCCCGGCCAGCCATTGAGAAGGCTATCGGCTTCCTCACCGCAGATAAGACCTGGACTATCAAATTTAACCCGCTGTCAGTGCCAACCGACAAAGAGCGTGCAGAAACTGCCAATCAGCTATCACAGGCAGATGAGCGCTACTCACAACTTGGCTGGGTGAGCAACGATGAAGGTGTCGCAACCCTCAAGAAGCGAGGCTATTACGTCTATTCTGAGGATTAACGATGGCTAGAGTATGGCTGCATCCCTACGGCGTAGAACGCGACTACACAAACGCGCTTGTGAAGGCGGTCCGGGAGTTTAACCGCCTGATTGATTCATCTCTCAGTTTCAGGACCGATGAGGATGAGGAAATAGCCTGGACTCAGGCAAGCATGGGAGCATTTGTCGTTTTCCTACAGCGACGATCAGAAGAAATATTTAGTGTGGTCATTGAGCGTCTTCCATCTTTCTTTGCTCTAACGAGCCAGTTCAACGATACGCAGTGGCGCCTGATAGTTAAGGGCGGAACCGGCGTTGAACTTCCGCCATCACAAGCCATTATCGCCGGACAAACTACGGCGCCAGTTTCATCGGGTGTGCTGGGTGTTGATGCTTATCGCGCCGAGCCATGGCTTCGTGAAATGCAGGAGCTATGGGTATCGGAAAATACCCGACTGATTAAGTCAATTCCCGCTGACGAGCTATCCGATATGGAAGGCATCATTCAGCGCGGCGTAATGAATGGCTCAAGCGCTGACACCATCAAGAAGCAGATTCAGGAGCGCTACGGCGTCACTGAGCGACGAGCAAAGCTGATTGCTGTAGACCAGATCGGGAAAGCCAATTCAGCGCTCACAAAGCAGCGCCAAGCTGATGCCGGGATATCTGGCTATAAGTGGCGAGGCGTTCTTGATGAGCGTGAAAGGCCGGAGCACAGAGCGCGTGAAGGCAACCCGTACAAATGGAATAACCCGCCGCCTGATGGTCATCCCGGGCAGCCAATCCGCTGTCGCTGCTATGCAGAGCCTGACTGGACTGGTTCAGTGTTCGATATCGGCGAATAAATAAGGCAAAAAATGAAACAAGTCACTCGCTTCGATGTGGGAGAGATTCGTGCGTCCGTAAATGAGGATGGCTATCTGGAAGACGTGCCGGTTGTTGGCCGGGTCGGCATCCAGACATACCGCAATCCAGACGGTTCCGTGCGACGCGAACTACGCCCGCCAGAGGAAGTATTCAACGCTGACTCACTGGCAAGCTTCAAGGGTAAGCCGATCACAATCGGTCATCCTGGCGCGGTCAACTCCCGCAACGCCAAAAAGCACATGGTCGGCACCATGCTTGAGCCCGGCAGGCAAGACGGCGATAACGTCAAAGTTCCTGTCATGGTCTACGACGAAAGCGCTATCACATCTGCTACCAGCGGCAAAACAAAGCAGCTATCCCTCGGTTACCGGCTTGACCTCGACGAGACGCCGGGAGAGTGGAATGGGCAGCCGTATGACGCCGTTCAACGGAACATCCGCATCAATCATCTTGCCCTCGTATCGAAAGCCCGGGCCGGTGATGTAGCAACCCTGAATCTCGACGGTGACGAAGAAATCACTTTAGACGATGACGACAACCAACCAAAAGGTAAAACAATGCAGAAAATCCGCTTAGACAGCGGCCTTGAATACGAAGCAGCCGCAGAGGTGGTTGTTGCATTTCAGGCGCTGAAACAGGATGCCGCTGACAAGCAGACGAAGCTTGATGAGGCCGCCACCACTATTTCAACGATCACCGCCGAGCGCGACACGCTGAAAGCAGATGCCGATGAGTTTGAAGCCAAGCTCAAACAGGCTCGTGAAGATGCTGCCGTAACCATTAAGGCCCGCGCAGAACTCGAAGCAAAAGCAGAAAAGCACGGCATCAAATGCGACGGCCTGGATGATATTGCCGTTAAGAAAGCGGTGGTCGCCAAGCTTAAGCCAGCGATGAAACTCGATGGCAAAGACGATACCTACGTCAACGTAGCTTTCGACATGGCTATTGAGGCCGCCCCGATGGAAAAGCAGCGCACCACAGTCAATCAGGACAAAGCGGAAACCCGCAATGATGCCGCTGAACCAAAAGGCTCTGTCGCAGCCCGTCAAAAATACCTCGACCGCCTGCACGGCAAAAAGGAGACAGCATAATGCCTGTTCAAACTTCCTACGATAACGACATGCAGATCGCAATGCCAGGCATGCGTTCAGACTCCACGCATCAGATTACCGATGGATGCAACGCTGCGCAGGGTGCTATCAAGCCCGGTTATGTAGTTGCCCGCCTGTCAGTAGCAAACGATAAGCGCGTTGTTAAACAAGTCGCTGAAGAAGCTGATGCCACCGAGTTGATGGGTATCTGCCGATTCAGTCAGTACGGCTGTGTGACCGGTCAATACGAAGACGGCGACGCCGTTAACGTGATGACATGGGGCCGCATCTGGGCTGTAACCAATCTGACTGCCGCGCCAACCTCTGGCGGCCTGGTCAACGTCCTTACCTCTGGCGCTAACGCTGGCATGGTATCTAACACTGGCGGCTCCGTTGCTTTGGGCTGGGTGCTGACCGGTCGATACACCAAATTCAAAGACCATACCGGCGCAACTGTGAACCTCGCAGAAGTGCAAATCCGCAACCAGACCGCTGAGCCGGTAGCACCTTAAGGAACAACAATGGAACAGATGAATTACGACGAAGCGGACCTGTTCGCAATTGAGCATGGCGCGGCGGCTAACGGTATTCGCCTCGACGAAGGGGAGTCTATCTTCCTCGCTCGTGAGCTGGATTTCGTTAAGTCCAAAGTGTACGAAGTCGAATACCCGGCACTGACGGCGACCACTCTCTTCCCGGTGACATCAGAAATCCCCTCATACGCCAAAACGTTCACGTACGGCGTGTTGGATGCAGTGGGCATGGCACGAATCATTGCCGATTATGCTGACGACCTGCCAAATGTTGGCGTCAACTATCGCGAAGAAACTGGCAAGGTGTTCAGTCTGGGTAACTTCTACGAGTACAGCCTGATGGAAATCCGCGCTTCTCAGGCAACCGGGAAAAACCTGCCGACCAGACTGGCTAACGCGGCCCGCCGAGCGCATGACGTGAAGGTTAATGACCTGGCGTTTTATGGCGATGATGACTATCAGATTGTCGGTGTACTCGATCACCCAAACATTCCGGTAACCACTTCCGCTGGCTGGACAACTGGCGCTATCGCTTCTGGTGAGCTGGAAGATGCGGTGTCGGCAATCGAAACCGTGACTAAAGGCCTGCACGCTGCGAACGTTATCGCGCTGCCGCCAAGCGCTTTCAAAATCCTGTCCAAGCCGATGCCAAACACCAACACGTCTTACATGACCTACTTCAACACCCAATATCCGGGTATGCAGTGGATTCGTATTAACGAGCTGGAAGACATCGACGGCGCAGGCACTAAGGCCGCCCTGGTGATGGAGCGCAATGTTGATAACGCATCCATGGAAATCCCGCAGCCGTTTGAACAACTGCCGCCACAGGCGAATAACCTGGCATTCAAGATCCCTTGTCACAGCCGCGCGACCGGCGTTCAGGTTTACCTGCCGCTGACCCTGCACCTCATCAAAGGCATTTAAGAGGCTTCGGCCTCTTTTCTTAAGGACTATCCATGAAGATTACCAACGCATCAGCACGACTCTATTACATCGCAGGCCAGAAGTTGGCCCCGGGCCAGACAGCCGAAGTAGATGATTCCTGGAAAGATAACAAAACGGTGCAGGCGTCTATCACGAAAGGTGAGTTGCGACTCGCTGACAAAGATGAAGCCGTAACCGCCAGCCAGGTAGAGAAAAAAGAGAAGGACAAGAAGTAATGAACATCGCCGCATTTGAAGGCCTGACGCCTCTGGAGATATTCCGCAAGCTAGCGCCTGAATTTGCGGCTGTTCCTGATGAGGTTGTTCAGGGCTATATCGACCTTGCCTCGCTGTTCGTTTGTGAAGGTGACTACGGAGACGCCTATAACGTAGCGCTGGCTCTTATGGCGGCGCACATCATGGCGTCACCGGGCGGTTACTCTGATGACGGGTCCACATCATCCGGGCGCATCCTCTCACGCAAGGAAGGTGACCTGGCGATCACATACGGCAACGTGTCGGGTGATTCCAGTTACCTCAGCGGGACGACATACGGGAACCTGCTGCAAATGCTTCGTAAGAAGAAAGGTGGCGGCTTCTCGATAATGACTCGTGGAGTCGTGGGGGGATGCGGGTGTCTGTAACTATCAAAGACAATAAAACCGTTTGGCGAAAAATTAGGGTAGGGCTCGGCGAGTTGAAGCCTGTTGAGGTAGTTGCTGGCATCCAGAAAGGTGAAGTAAACGATGGGATTCTTGTCGCTCAATACGCTACCTGGAACGAATTCGGCACTAAAACTATTCCCTCGCGCCCATTTATGAGACACGCTTTCGATAAGAATGTTGAAAAGCTCGTCAGGTTCTTTTATCAGGGTCGGCGCGGACTTGTTGATGGCAAGACCAATCAGACTCAACTGATGAATAACGTTGGCATGAAAATGGTTCAGTTGATTAAAGAGAGCATCCTGAATGAAGCGTGGACGCCAAACGCCGACTACACAGTAGCCAAAAAGAATTCAGGCAAGCCACTTGTTGATACCGGCACGATGCTGAATAGCGTTACCTATGCGATTCATCCATACGGAAAATCAAAATGAGCAACCCATTCCGCAGGCCTTTCACAGTTTTTACGCCGACACCATCAACGCTGGTTAACGGTGTGATTGTTGACGGTGCGATGGTTGAGTCTACGGCATCCTTTAGCGTGCAGAGCATCAAAGATACGCAGGAAATTGAGAGTCTGGAGGCAGGGCGAAGGCTTACGGACTATCGGCGGCTGTATGGCGATGCCAAATTGCAGATTACCGATGATTTCCCGATGGCGCAGCCGGCTCTTGTCGTTATCGACGGCTTTAACTACGAAGTTAAGCACCGAGAGCCGTGGCAAAACGGCATCATTCCCCACTACAAATATTATGTGGTAAGGAAGCGTGATGGCTGAAACAACGGTATCAAACTTTGTTCCTGATGCTGTCGAGTCCGCCGCCTTTCGTATTTTGTCTCAGTTAATCGCCATCCCACTTGCCTACGCCAATCAGAACAACTCTCGCCTGCCGCTACCTTATGCCACTTTGCGCGTATCCACACGACTTACAGTCGGCAGAGATGAGCATGGTGAGGTTGACGATGACGGCGTTATGCCTTCTCACGGTGTGCGAGAGGGAACGGTGATGGTTAACGTTTATGGCGGCAGTGCGAGAGAGCATTGCGACGAACTGATAAACAACATCAGGAAAACGACAGGCCGATACCTCATGCGCCGGGAGCACTTCGTTATCAGTAACAGCGCACAGGTTAATGACCTAACCGCACTGAGAGACGATGCGAATTTCGAAGCTATGGCAAATGTCGATCTTACCTTCCGCTATACCGGGAAATATCTTGATGACGTTGGGCTCATTGAAACCGTTGATGCGACTGGCGACATCGGCGGCATAGAAACACATCTCACAATCGCCGTCTCATCCGACTAATCAATACGGGGCTTCATCAATGGCAAATCTAAGCCAGATTGCCAACGTGAATATTTCGCTGGATACAGCGAGTATCGCGAAGGCATCATTCGGCATTCCGCTGGCAGTTTCGCCGACTACGGCATTCAGTGAGCGCATCCGGAAATACTCAAGTTACAGCGCAGCTCAACAGGATGGGCTGGACTCGCAGACGCTTAAGGCTCTATCCGCGGTGTTCAGTCAGACGCCACGACCTAACCAGGCGTGGGTTGGTCGACGTAATGCGGTGAATGTTGACCTGACGGTCACCAACACCACTATCACAACGGGCAATATCTTCACCTTTAACGTAAATGGCACGAGCATCACCTACACCGCAGCAAGCGGGGATGATGCTGAAGACGTTTACACAGGACTAAAGACAGCATTAACGGCTCAATCAGTTATCGATGCGCTGTTTACCAGCACGGCAGACGCAGACGGCCTGCATATGGTCGTAAAGGTGCCAGCCACCGCAACTATCGTGAAGCCAGCGACAAATCTGACTATCGCCACCACCGGGTCTGCTGATGGTCTTGAAGCTGACCTGAATGCTATTCAGCAAGAAGACCCAGGCTGGTATGGGTTTGCTCTGGTAGAGCGTGGTGATTCACTGATCCAGTCGGCGGCAAGTTGGGCTGAAACGCAGACGAAGTTGTTCTTTGCCTGTAGCGATACTGCTGAAATCTGGTCATCAACTGATGATGATATCGCTTCGCAGTTGCAGGACCTTCAATACCTTCGCACCTCGCTGATTGCCCATAAGGCAGCGGCAACTGAATATCCGGAAATGGCGTGGATGGGGCGCTGCTTCACAATCGCTCCGGGCGGTGAAACGTGGGCGTTGAAATCATTAGCCGCAATCACGCCGAGCAAGTTCAGCGACACTGAGCAAAGCTACATCTTCCAGAAAAACGCCAACGCCTACGAGCAGTACGCGGAAAATACATTCATCATCAACAAGGGCAAGGTTGCATCCGGAGAGTGGATTGACGTGGTGCGCTTCCGTGACTGGCTGGTCGACACCATTCAGAAGAATATGGCTTCATTGATGATTCGCCAGAAGAAGGTGCCTTACACCAACGGTGGCATTGCGCTGATCGTCAACAATCTGAACGGCTCACTCATTCAGGGGCAGCAGGCTGGCGGCATCGCACCTGATGAGCGAGACAGCGAAGGCAATACGGTGCCAGGCTTCCGTATTACCTATCCAAACGCCGCTGACGTATCTGCTGATATTAAAGCTACCCGCACTCTCTACATTGAGTTTGTGGCGCTTCTGGCTGGCGCAATCCAACTGGTAGAGATTACCGGCTCACTGACTTACAGCTACGAGGGCTAATTATGTCTGCTGAATTAACTGGCACTTATGACGGCTCCGAGGTGTTTGTCACTATCGGGCCGCTACTGCTAACCGGGTTTAGTGATGGCGACTCTATCACTGCCCGTAAGAGTGCAAACTTTTACGAGTCGAAAGCCGGTCTTCATGGTTCTGTTGGGCGGGCTCGCGTTACCGATAAGCGCGGGCAGATCGAACTCCACCTGCTGCAAACCTCAGCAGCCAACGATGAAATTTCCGCATTGTTCAACCTCGACTCTCTTACCGAGGACGGCAAAGCGGTCCTGCCTGTTTCGGTTACTGACTTTTCAGGTCGAACAGTGATTGCAGCCGGTCAGGCATGGATTTATCAACTCGGCGATGTGGCTTTCTCTACCAACGAAGTAGGGGATCGCATTTACACGCTGGAAGCAGCAGACCTTAAGTTCTCCATTGGCGGGAACAACGTCTAACTAGGCCGCCTCCGGGCGGTTTTCTTTTGAGGATAATACCGCAATGGAATTCACCACCTTCAACATCGGCAAAAAAGAATTCAAAGCAGCAAAAATGAACGCTTTCGCCGCCGCAAAACATCTCGTCAAACTCAAAACGCTTCTTGATAAAGGGCTGGCGTCAGGTAGCGATGCAAACGCTATCCAGTTGCTCGCCGGGATTGATGAAAAGACTCTAGAAGAAGTCATTCTTCCTATTCTTCGCGATTCATCCACGCTCAGCGTGACTGACGAAAAGAAAATTGATAGCCCGAACGCCATTAATATCGTCTTCACCGTGGACACACTCTTCGATTTCTTCGAGTTGTGCTGGGAGGTATTAAAGCTCAACTTCACCCCTTTTTTCACGAAAGCACTCACCCTGTTTGGACTAAGCCCAGAAGAACTGGCAAGCCGCGTTCAGGCGCTGGCGAAAGGCGCGACCCGGGAAAGCTAAGAGAAGACGTTGAAAATGAGCTTTGGGTATGGCGTCCGATATTGCGGAACATGTGTACGGTCGCAGAGGTGAAGTCTGGCCTGGTCACATGTGATGACTTGCTAAAGCTAAATGCTCTCATAGAGATGACCGACTATCTGAACGCGCCACCGGAGAAGTAAATGAAACCAATGACACCATCACCAAAACCCGACTGCATAGACCATGGAATGAAGGGAAATATTCATGGTTATCACAGCGTTCCTTTTTATGACGCAAGAGGCATAAAGAAATATAAGGGTCTGCATAGGGTCATATGTTCAGAAAAGTACAGCCTGGACATTGATGGTGAATGGGTGACAAGGCACACATGTGACAACACCAGGTGTGTGAACCCAGAGCACCTCGTTCCTGGAACTATCGCCGACAACATTAGAGACCGAGATTCAAGGGGAAGGCAAGCCAGAGGTGATAGTCACGCAGGTTTAAGGGGAGAGCAATCTGGAAGAGCAAAGCTAAATGAAAGCCAGGTGCAAGATATAAAGCGAAGATTCAAATCAAGATGCAGGAAAAACGGCGCTAGAGCCCTTGCTAGAGAGTTTGGGGTATCACATGCAACGATAAGCTTCATTGTAAATGGCATCAACTGGTCGCATACGCGAGGGGGTGTATCATTGTCATTAGAGAACTCCTGATCCGTCTCGGGCTGACCGGTTCGGATAACGTAGGTAAGGGGCTGGATAAAGTCGACGGGAAAGTCGATAAAACAATCCAGTCATTCAGTGCGCTTGGAGGTGTGTTAGCTACCGTTTTCGGGGCAATGACGATATCAAACATAGCCAAGACAGCCGATAGTATGCAGTCGTTTGAGGCTCGTATCGGCATGCTTAGTCAGACCGTTACTGACTCTGCAACGGCATTCGATGAGGTTGCGCAGCATGCCGCTGACTCGCGCCAGTCTATCGACTCCTATGCCACCTTTTACCTGCGCGTAGGCAACGCCGCCAAAAGCGTTGTGACATCGCAGGAAGAACTATTGTCGATAACCGACACGGTATCCAAAGCTATGGTTGTCGGTGGCGCAACAGCTGAAGAACAATCATCAGCATTACTGCAGTTCGCTCAAGCGCTTGGTTCTGGTGTGTTGCAGGGGGATGAGTTCCGATCGCTTGCCGAGGCGGCTCCAATGCTGTTGGATAAAATCGGTGAGGCGTTAAAAATACCTCGCGAACAGCTAAAGCAAATGGCGGCCGATGGAAAACTGACAACGAAAGCCATCATCGGTGCATTGAAAACTATCGGCCCAGAATTCGATAAGGCTTTCCAGCAAATGCCCCTGACTATCGGGCAGGCGCTGACAATTGCCGGGAACAAGTGGGATCAGTTCATTGCGCGAATGAACCGCAGTAGCGGGGCGGTAACCTGGATCGCCAACAAATTCCTCTGGCTTGCAGACAAAGTCGAATATTCACTCGATATTGTTACCGACGCCCTCGGCGGCGCTGAGAACGCGGTTAAATTGCTTGGCGTTGTATTGGGTGCGGCTGGGTTGGCCGGGGCCGTATATCTGTTATCCGCAGCATTTACAGCCCTTACCAGCCCGGTCTTTTTGATAATTGCCGCGCTTGCTGCTTTGTTTCTAATCGGAGAAGACGTCAATTCCTGGCTAAATGGTCAGGAGTCAGTGCTAGGTAGATTAATAGGTCCAGCAAGCGAATATAAGCAGAGCATTGACCAAATCACCGACTCACTAACAGCACTCGTCCAGATATTCAAAGAGGCATATGAATGGCTTGGCAGGTTTGACAAATCACTTCAGAACAACCCGCTGAAGCAATTCAATGACTGGTCAAACTCCCTCCTGCCAGAGTGGCTAGGTGGCGATGCATCAGAACAGTCAACCTCAAAGCAAGGTGATAATACCTTCCAAAGAGCAGCCAAGAACTGGCATGCGTTTAACCAGAACCAGCGCGATAGCGAAGCTACTCTAGCGATGCCATCCAGCATTCTTACTGCGCCAAATACTCTTGATAGCATGACGAGAAGTGCCGGTGCTGCATATGACCGAGATCGCTCACTAATGGGAGGAACATTTGCGCCGAACACCAGTGTTTATATTACGGTTCCGGCCGGGACTTCTGCCGAACAGCAAGGCGTACTGAAACAGTCAGCGCAAGAGGCCTATGGAGAAATGTCTACGAAACTGGGTAATACGCTGAATTTCAACACAGGAGGCTAGCATGGCAACTGATGTGCTTGGCTTCCTGTGGAATTCTTCAGGCGATAACACCTTCAGGCTTACAGACCCAAGTGTGGGCAATCTTGAATTCGATACTTTGGATCAGGAAACACACGAATGGAATCGTGATGTGACAATGAACCCGGTAGAGAACGGCTCTCCGATATCAGATCACATCATCCGTCAGCCGAGAAAGCTAACCATTGCAGGGATGATAAGCAACGCGCCAATTACTGGTGTGCTTACTCAGGCATCAAACGCCATAGCCACCGGTTTTGATGGTGAGGACCGGGTTAATACAGCGATAAAATTACTCGATTCGCTTTATCTGTCGAATGAGTTGGTGACCATCTACACCAAAAACTACACGTACGAAAATATGCTGATACAGGGCATAAACATTCCACGGCGTGTAGAGGATGGCGACGCAGTGAACTTCACGATTGATGCTGTACAGGCAAATATTGTCAGCACAGCAACAACAGAAATTCCCCCTGGAGTCGGAGTCAGGAAAACGGACGCAGGAAAATCCAGCACGTCTGCAAAGGCTGGAACCTCGAACTCAGCTGATGCAGAGACAGCCAATCGGGCAACGCCAACGAAGAGCGTTGGGAAAAACACTGGCTCAATATTAAGTCAAACTGTCGATGGGCTGTCTGGTGCCGGAAGCAAACTGCATGATTATCTCGGTAAAATTATAGGCAATGTGACCCCATGACCCCACTTAATTTTCAGGCTGGATTTACTGACCAGACGCTTCAGGCTGTGTTTGATGATACGCCCGTCTCACTTCGTCTGCGGTGGAATGAGCGATTCGGATTCTGGTCATTAGGTATCTACGACCGGGAATCATTGCCAATCATCACCGGCGTGAAACTTGTGCAGAACTACCCGTTACTAAAAAGCTTCAGCTTCGATAGTTTCACTGGCGACATTTACTTCATCCGTACCTACGGTGAGAAGGTGCGACCTGATATCGATTCGATAGGAGGCGATCACCTTCTGTTGTACGCCACTAAGGATGAAATAGATGAGTTTGTTTCTACGAACGGGTGAGATAATCGTAGGTCAGCCGCAGGGCGAAGCCGTCAGCATTAAAGACCTCCGCTTTGAGTTCGATATCACGAAAACTGCCAGCAAAACCGCTAACGAAGCATCCCTCAAAATCTACAATGCCGCGCCCAGCACAATCACTCTGATGGAGACGATAAACAATATCGTCATTATCAAGGCCGGCTACGTAAACGACATTGGCGCGATAACCATCTTTACCGGAACCACATGCCGAAGTCTTACCTATCAGGATGGTCCTGACATCATCACAGACATGGAACTCAGGGACAGTGTTATTCCGCTTCGTGATGCAAAGATTAGCGTTTCATTTCCACCAAACACCTCGGCAATGACCGTACTTAATGGTGTTGCCAAGAACTTTGGCCTGCCATTAAAAATGAGCATCAGCAAGGTGCAGGATAAGCAGTATGTCGGAGGTTACGCCTATAACGGCAGGGTGCGAGATGCTATGGACCGGGTTTGCAATTACCTTGGTCTTGAGTGGAGCGCACAGGATAGCGAAATCCAGATCATCAAGAAGGGTGGAGTGTACGCAGATACGGCTGTTGTTCTGTCGAAAGACACAGGGATGATTGGATACCCGCGCCGCGAAGCAAAAACGATGACTGAGAAGACTGCCGCTAAGCAGGGTATCAAGTACGGGCAGAAAGGTATTGTAAGGACGGTGGTTGATGTTGAAGACCCGACCGCGAAGCTTAAAGACAGGGTGACGCTAGAAGTGCAGGGCTACAGAGTGAAGTCATTGCTCAACCCGGCGATTTACCCAGGCGCTTATGTTCAGGTGAAGTCCCGCGGCATTGATGGCGAGTTTTTCAGGGTGGAAGAGGCCCGTTATAGCGGCGATACACTTGGGCAGGAATGGAGCGTGGAAGCGCTGTTGAGGTTCATCTGATGGCAGATAACAGTGATGTGGTTGAGGCGCTAAGGCGGCTTGTCAGCACGGAAATGGACACGGTAAACACTGCGCTACCATGCACAGTGGTTAGCTACAGCGGGGGAAAGGTGACGGTCAAGCCAGATGGCGAGAAGATTTACGCTGACGGTGACACTAACGCCTATCCGGTTCTTAGTGATTTACGGATGGTCTGGCCTCAATTTGCCAACGGTCAGGCGGGCATCAAAGGACCAGTTCAGTCTGGCGATCAGTGCCTGCTGATTGTGTGCCAGCAGGCGACAGACGGAAGTGACGACACCAGGCGTTTCGATATCGTCGACTCCTACGTGATACCAGGTGCCGGATACAGCGATGCAGTGCCAGGCAACGACGATATGCGTATGTACTTCGGTGACGCTTTCATTGCTTTTGACGCTAACGGAAAAATGACCATTAATGCACCTGGCGGGGTGGAGGAAATTACCCCTCTGCACACCGTTAAAGGAAAGATGACTGTAGAGCAGTTATTTACCTATCAAGGCGGCATGACTGGCGGTGGCGGTGGCGCTTCTGTAGCGACGATTACCGGCACCATGCAGGTGACTGGCGATGTTGTTATCAATGGAATCAAGATCGGCTTCCACCGTCACCAAGGAGATAGCGGTGGCACAACAGGAACTCCGGAAAACTAATTCATTGCTCGAAGTTGCGCATGTTACGTAGGATTATATCAATTGCGGATCATGGAGAGCGAATATGTCAATCACCCTGAAAGTACATGCTGGAGATTTCAAATACGCGAGGTTAATAACACCGATGTTTGGTGAAAATTATCTTGAGTTGAGCTCATCATTTCTTGGTGGAAATGTTAAGTATCCTAAAAGCAAGATTGTCTCGCTCGAGGTGTCTGGTGGCGAGCAAACAAAGCAGATTTCAGGAACGGCTGCTGGAGCCTTGGTCGGTGGGGTACTTTTGGGTGGTTTTGGAGTCTTGGTTGGGGCGCTGGCAGGTGGCAATAAAAATCAGACAATCTTTGCTGTAGCGTTTAGCGATGGTAAGAAGGTGCTACTTGAAATGAAAACGAAAGACTTCAGCAAAATACAGGCCCTGTGCTTCTGACAATGACCCGCTTCGGCGGGCTTTTTATTGGTGATTCATGATTGATTTCAGACTGATTGACAACAAGGTCGTATTCACCAACGGCCTTCTGCAGTACGTAGACGGCGCGGAAAGGGTGAGGCAGCAGATTGAGTTTAGACTCAACCTGTGGCGCGGCGAGTGGTTTCTTGATAGTGAATTTGGCACTCCTTATCTGCAGGATGTGCTTGGCAAGCGGGTGACGTTAAATGGCGCGCTTTCAGCTATCAGGACTGAGATTCTTGCGGTGGAAGGCGTTACCGGAATTGTTGAATTCACCTACAACTTTGACCGCGCAAACAGAAAGCTGAGTATCGAGTTCACAGCCAACACCGATTACGGGTTGGTGCAGTATCCCTGAGTAATACCCCATTCAATATGCCTCGCCATCGTGCGGGGCTTTTTTATGCCTGAATTAAGGTGATTATGGCTGATTACATTACTGCAACAGGCTTTGACAAGCCGACATTACCGGAAATGGTCCAGGAAATCGGTGATGCAATGGAGACGGTCGTAGGTCCGGTTAACAGGGAAGCTGACTCTACAACAGGCCAATGGATCGGGATTGAAGCAGAGCAGAACGCTATTCACTTCGAGACGGAGGAAGAGCTATGGTCCAGTCGTTTCCTGGCATCGGCTGAGGGTTTCGCTCTTGATGCGCTTGGCGACTGGATGGGCGGCATTACGCGTCACGGTAAAACAACAACGAAGGTCAATGCGGTTATTTACGGAACTGAGTCCCGATTGGTTCCCGCTGGCTCTCTGGCATCTTTCGGAAACTACCAATTCCGGCTAACGGCTGACTATTCAATTTCCCGCTCGACACTGCTCGATGGTGAAGTTCGGGTAACGAACAACACGCAAACCACATACACAATCCGGGTTGCCGGCGTTGACCATACCTACACAAAAGTATCAGGCGATACGGTTAACAGCATCGCTACAGGCCTTGCTGCAGTTGTTGACGAAACAAGCCAGTACTCTGCCACTGCCAATGGCTCGGTTATTCATCTGACCTCTGAAAACCTTATCGAGGGCTATGCAGTATCGCTTACAGCCGGTCTATCATGGCAACTAATCGGCTCTCCGGCAATATTTGAAGCTACCGAGTCCGGGCCAATTGTTGTCCCGGTAGGCGGACTAAACAATCCTGTCAGTGCGATAACTGGATGGACTGCAGTAAACAACCTGGTTCAGGGTGCTACTGGTTCAGATCGCGAATCTGATACTGACTACAGACAGCGACTTTATCAAAGCCGTTCGTCTTCAGGTGGTGCGGCGACTATCCCAGCCATTGAGACCAGGCTTATTACCGAGGTAAGTGGAGTAACGCTGGCAAAGGTCATCGAAAACGACACCATGGCTACAGTGGATAGCATTCCACCAAAAGCAATTCATACCATCGTATCAGGTGGGCTTGAGCAGAATATTGCAGACGCCATCTGGAAGTATAAAGGTGCGGGCATTGCCACCTACGGCTCTATCGCTATCACTGTATACGACCGGTTCGAGCGCCCTCACCTGGTAAACTTCTCTCGACCGACCGAAGTCGATATCTACGTCAAAGTTGATGTGGTTCTGCTTGATACCGAAGAACCTCTTCCGGCTGCTGTTGTGGATGCAATTAAGCAGGGGGTTGTCGCATATGGCGCGACACTTGGTCTTGGTGACGACGTGATCACCCAGCGCATCTACGGATACATCTACGCCAACACAACGGGCATCGGAAAGATGACAGTCACGGTGAGCACTGACGGAACCACGTTTGCTGAAACCAATATTTCGGTAGCAGAGAATTCCTTTGCTTCCTTCTCCGCTGCGAACGTGGAGGTCACAGGTGTCTGATGAATGGGTTGATATTGATTTACTCGCCCTGATACGCCAGCGGCCAACTGACTGGCTGAAGCAAGGTGGTCAGGTGCCAGATCTCTTTGCGGCGGTCGGAGTCATGCATCCAGAGATAGAAGCCCGCGCAAAGTATATCTACCTGACGCAAAGCATCTATAACGCACATGGCATTGAGCTTGACAGATTCGGTCAGTACGTCGATGTCGGACGGGACGGTATGTCAGATGACGATTACCGTCGCGCAATCATGCAGGCGAAGCTCGCAACAGCATTCAGCGGCACACCAGATAACGTGATGGTCGTAACCGCCACCACGACATCAAGTGCAGACGTTGAGCTCGTCGAGCTATTCCCGGCAGCTTTCAGTGTTCACGCCACTGGCCCTTACGTACCGACAAATATTAACGCCATAGTTGATCGTGCGTCAGTCGCAGGTGTCAGCGCCTATTCAACGCATGACTATGGGCTTAACGGCTTTTCACTTGCCGGTATTGATACCAATTCTGGTCAGGCGTTAGCGGTAGGAGTTAACACCGCAATGCAGGTAGACACCGACACCGCTCTCGGCCTTAACAGGGGGTCTGTGTTCATCGGAGGCTCATATCTTGATGCAGCCGGGTCAGTTTCAGGCGTTCTGGAAGTAAACGGCTCATATCTTGGCGTCGCTGACGACGATTACCTACTCATTTTCTCCCGTGACTATGGAGTCACCGGGACGATGTTATGCGGCGCTATGCCTAAGTGAGAAATTAAATGGCTATTCCCTCATTCGCAGCAACTGACGTCACTTATGCAGACGGGCAGAACAACAAAGAACCCGTACCAGATGAGATTCTGGCGAGCGGATTTGTCCCTCCTGTGAGAATGCCTGATGGGTCAATCTCCGTAGGAAGCAAACTGGCGGCAAACCATCTTAATTACCTATTAAACGACCTTTACGCGCAAATCGCAGATCTGCAGTCACGAGTCAATAACCTTGAGGGGGCGTAATGGCGGACATAGAACTCAAATATTTAACAGACCTTGCATCGGCCACATCGGCTGAAATGGGTGACTTACTGCATATCAACCAAAGTGGTAATGACCGGTCAATAACAGTCCAATCGCTGGCTGCGGCAATTGCCAATGCGGTTTACACGCCAGGGATAACAATCTGGTTTAATTCAAATGCCAACCCAAACGCATTATTCCCTGGAATGGTGTGGGCCAGATTACCTGGAGCGGGAAGAACAATAAGAATTGCAAATTCATCAGGAAGTGATGTTGGACAGACCGGTGGGAGTGACACGGTAAATATAGAAATTGAAAACCTTCCCGCGCATGATCATTCTTTTTCTGCCGAAACAGACTCGTATGATTATGGAACAAAGAACAGTAATACAACTGGCAATCACAGTCATACATATCCTTTTGCCGATTTTAATGATGGCGAGGGTAAGAGAATGTATGGGCGAGGTAATGGCAACACAACGGTATCCGTCTCAACTTCAGGTAATCATTCTCACACAACCGCGATAGGGGCCCACAACCATAATGTGAATGGCACCACAGATAAATCTGGTAGCGGCAGCGCTCTGATTATAACTAATCAATACGTTAAACAAGCAGCATGGTACAGGGTGTCATAAATGGCAGAACAAAAAGTCAAACTAACCCAACTCCCGGAAGCGGTAGACACTGTTGACACTGCAAAATTATTAATTAATCAGAATGACACAGATCAGCAACTGCCAGTAACGCATTTCCTTCGCGCCAAAAACAATCTCTCAGAACTTACTAACATATCACAGGCGCGAGCCAACCTGGACGTGCCTTCGGTAGATGAAGTTAATGACAAGCTCAATGGATTTATAAGCGGGGATAATACATTTCTTGCTGGGGCATCCTTAGCATCCCGCACAGATTATATCTGGGATGAGGAAAGCAAGGCATGGTATTACTGGAAAGGTGCGCTACCTAAAGAAGTTCCAGCGGCTTCTAATCCTGCCAGTACAGGTGGCATTGATGATAATTCGTGGGGGGAAGTGGGAAGTGATGCACTGAGAAAGGATTTAGCAAAACCAACGGGAGCGGATCTGGTTGGTGCGCTGGACTCAGATGGAAATGCAACGACAGTTCAGGATGCAATTGGCCACTACCACGACTATACCGTCAAAGAGAGATTGGATGAGGAGATAAGCGTTGGAGCGATATCCGGGGTAGATCCGACTGGTTCCACTGATTCAACCGCAGCTCTTAACGGATTCCTTTCCCTTTTAAATACGAATAGCACCAAGACAGCCATCCGTATCCCGGCAGGAACTTATCTGACAACCGGTTTAACAATTAACAACGCTTCACTCGTTATCAGAGGCTCTGGGAAGGATGCATATGGACAATCAACGACTAAAATAAAGGCAGCAGCAGCTAACGTAACACTAATGACGTTTACTAATGGTGGCTGCCGTGTCGAAGATTTACTGTTCGAAGGATATGAAGCGGTTGTCAATTTTGGTGCAACAGAAACATGTACTGGCCTGAAATTTCAGCCAGCAAATGGCAGCCTCGCTGACATAGACAGCACTGTACAGAATTGCATCTTTTTCTGTTTAAAAAATGGTGTTATAGGTTTTGGGAGGAACCTTACCCAGCGAGAGAATGGATATTCTCATGTAGCTTTTCCAATTACCCTTACATATGTGCCAGGTCAGCAATTCCGTGGTCATATAATTGATAACAACAGATTCCACTCTTGTGGGGCTCAAGGAGCTGCTACCGACGCAACTCTGGCGGGTTCTGTATGTATTACTCTTGTTGCTAATACATCTGCAAGTTCGCTAGTGGATAACTATGCTGGCGATATAAGCATCAAAAATAACAAGTCCGATGGCGGATGTTACCAGTTCTTTAAGGGGCCATTCCATCGTGGTAGCATCATGGTAGGAAATGATATATTCCGTATGGGCGGAGCTGGGGCTGTCATCATCAAGATTGATAACACGGCAACCGCAACAAATACCGGGTATGACGGTTTTGTTTTATCTGGAAACATTTACGCGTCAGATCTCCCTGTTAGCGCTACACAATCGTTCCCTGATTATGTGTTGTGGTTAACCGGAGTGAAAGGCGGGGTAGCCTCTGGCAATGCATGGGGTAGAGTTTCTAAGCATGGGGTTGTCTTCGACAATACTTCCGACTTCATAATGTCGGCAACCCAATTGAAAGACCCAAATATTAATGTAGCCGTTAATGGAGTTACATTTAATGCCGTGGAGATAACGAACGGCGGGAACAACATTCAAATACTTGGATTGAACGTCCGCTGCACGCAGGCAAACCCACAAATACAATTCGTGATTAATAACGCGAGCGCCACAAACGTTATGGTTGATAACGTTCAGGCAAGCGGTTACACGGCGTTCATAAATGAAGGACCTACTGCCCGCACTCACGGTTTAATTAATTTCGGAGGAAACAGGAGGAAGGAGGTATTTGCTACGGCCACGTCAACGCTAACAGCCGGTAATTATTCTATAGGTGACATATGCTGGTTAACTGCCCCTGCTTCATCAGGGACAGCATACATTGGTGCGGTATGTGTAACCGCTGGAACTGGTTCGGCGGCTGCGTGGCGTAACTTTGGCGCTCTTGTATAAGAATCGGGGCGCTAGCCCCGCTATTATATTAGCAATAATTACCAAGTCTAATGTGAAGAACTTTACCATCAAGATATGACTGAGAATGGCATGTGCTTAGTTGCATTTTGGAATTGTCAAATGGAACTCTAGATATTGGCATGGATATTGCGTATTCTCTGCTCATAACTCCAATCCCATACCATGTGCCGCCAAATCCGTCATCACCTCTAAGCTTATCTATTAAAGGATATGCTTTTATTGCTGATGATTGCTCCATAAGCAATGGGCCTACGTTGTTCTCAATGGCTATTGCCTTAACTTTATTGGCTCCGTAATTACTAATTGTGTTTTTAATATCGTTCACAAGGATGGAGTTTCTTTTTTGTGTTGCATCTTTGTAGTTAAGAAAGCTATAAGAAGTGCAAATTGCAGGCCATGTAAAGAGTAAAGTCATTAGAATAATGGCGTATGAGTTATCTTTGTTTTTAAATGATGTTGACACCAGCCACATGGCGTATATAAACGGAATGCTGAAGGAAACCATCTCCCTTGTATTGAATGCCGGCCTTGCAAGGAGTGCATTGGGTGTTATCAATGATAGAAAAATAAAAGGTAAAGATATAAGTGCCATTAACTTTGTGGTTTTGGGTTTATTTGAGGCTAGAGAAATAAAACCTGAAACCATTGTAATTAAAATGAAAATTGTTGTTGAGTGACTTTTGGAAAACATCCACGCTATGCCAAGATATGATTTAATGTTTAAATATAACAACCACATTGAATCATAGCTGAGCGGCAGTGTAGATGAAGCCAGCATGTACTTGGCGTTTAGCATCCATGGTATGATTGTTAGCTTGTAAATTACATATGCAACTACCAGTGCCAGCGATGATTTGATCAGACTCATTATGAATGCTTTGATTTCACCATTAGATGATTTCATTGCCTTTAAAGGTATCAGACCAATTACGACTCCAATTGCGGGCTGATAAAAACAAAGCATGAAAAAGGTCAATGCAATCTTTACTGCAATATCTAAAGCAATTTTACTGTTAGAGAGTAGAACGGAAAGTACAGACAATAAAATAGCCGCAGCCATTGTTGGCGAATCATACTTGTAAGATGCGTTTGACAAAAACATAGGGTTGCACATAAATAAAACAAATACACATCCCCATAAAAGTGTTTTTTCTTTATCACAAGCGTAATCCGCAACTAGTTTAGAGGCTAGAGACATGAGTACAAATGTAATTATAAATGTTAATGGCGAAAGGTCTGGTGCCAGATAACCCTGGTTAATAAACCTGTAAAGAAGTACAGACAAAGGCCTTGCATTTTCAAACCAATAGTCAGGGTTTGCGCTTGCAGACCTGTATATGTCGTCCAGAAAATTAGATCTTGAAAGTAAAACAGGGATATAAAATATCAAAGATATCGCTATAGCAATTTTTGTAATATTCTCTTTAATGTAGTTCATTTTTTTACCTTCAACAGATACTTAGGTCTGTTCTTGACCTCGACATAAATTCTGCCAATGTACTCGCCAAGCACACCTATCCCAATGAGTTGGACTCCACCCAAGAACAGAATTGCAGTCATTAGTGAGGGGTATCCTGGGACCGGGTTTCCCCATATCAGCTTATCTACAATCATCCATGCTGCATAAATAAATGCAATCATCGACACACCAACGCCAATGTAAGTCCATACCCGTAGCGGGAATGTTGAGAAGCTGGTGATCCCTTCTAAAGCAAGATTCCAAAGCTTCCAGCCATTGAATTTAGTACTGCCGGCAACACGCTCCGCGCGGGCATATTCTACAACGTCAGTACTACCGCCAACCCAGCTAAGCACGCCCTTCATGAACAAGTTCCGCTCAGGCATGCGCTTTATATTTTCCACAACCTCTCGTGACATCAAGCGGAAGTCGCCAACATTTTCCTCGATTTGTGGGTTGCTTATTTTGTTGTGAAGCTTGTAGAACCACTCTGCCGTTTTGCGTTTCACCCTGCCATCAGTGGAGCGGTCAGAGCGTTTAGCCAGAACCATATCCGCTCCAGCCTGCCATTTATCAATCAAATGCGGTATGACTTCTATTGGGTCCTGTAGGTCAACGTCGATTGGGATAATTGCCTCGCCTGATGCATGATCAAGGCCAGCGAAAAGCGCAGGCTCTTTTCCAAAATTACGCGTGAATGACAGTGGACTTACAAGCGGATCGGCTACGGCTAGCGCGTTTATAATTGACTCGGTCGCGTCTTTGCTGCCGTCATTGATGAAGATGATCTCCACCTCATGCTCTTTTAATTCTTCGAATTCACGTACCGTCTTATAGAAAATAGGTATCGCTTCTTCTTCGTTAAATACTGGTACGACAAGAGAGATCTTCATTTTTAATCCCTAAAGACTATGAATTTGGAATAAATGAAACCCAAAACCAAGCTGATGGCTGAGAAGAAAACCAGGGTTACCACAGGTGCTATGTGCATCTTGTCGGCAAGGTAACCAGTTCCTGCCGCAGTTGCTCCCATAAAACCCACAAAGGCAAGGTAGCGGATTGTTGTGGCTTCTGAGTTGAACGTCCACCTAGCATTCGCGAAAAAGCTAAAAGTAACCGCAACGCAGAACGCTGCGAAGTTGGCGAATGCCTGAGATGCGCCTAGCGCGTGAAGAAGAATAGCGAAGCAAAGCCAGTGAATGGCAGTATTGATTACACCGACAGATATATAGCGACTAAATAACTTTAACATTACAGGAATCAATGAGTTTTGAGTTTGGCAAAGTCTATCATCCTAATCTGACTTGATCGACTCTGAAAAATGATAATACTGTATGCATATACAGTTTATCTAAGAGGTGCATCATGGGATTCCCGAGTCCAGCGAAAGACTACGCAGAGCGCGCGCTGTCACCAGAAGTGCTGTGTGGAGTGACTGCAAACACAAGAATAATCGAGACGGACAATGGCTATGCGGTGATCGAGCCCGCCACAAGCAAGCCGAAAGAGGGGGTCCTGTTGATTCTCTGTGACGGACGCACGCAATTTGCGAATCTACTAGGGGCCTCGCTAATTACAGATGACGGAGAGGCTATAGAAAGGACCGCGCTTGAAGAAGTTGAGGTTCTCGGTAGAGCGACGTTCTTCATTAACCGAACTTCAGATGATAGCTGCCCGACAATGTGAATGAACAAGCCCACTCAGGTGGGCTTTTTACTTAACTTTATCTGAGCATCTGATATAGCTTGAAGCCGGATGTTTTCTTTAGCTATGCGCTTTGTTATCTCTTTAATCGCCTCAGAAACAGCTAATGCAAACTTTTCTCGATCCTCCTCATTGTCTGGCTCTGTTTTTTCTATAACCCTCATGAGCCTAGACAACCACTCATCATCCCCCCCCTCCGATAGCATAGCATTGGCTAAGATCACCAAAATCTCAGCGTTAATAGACCTTCCATTACTTTTAGCTCTCTCGGTAAGCTGGTCTTTCATCTCCTGCGGCATGCGCAAGTTGAACTGTGGATCATCTCTAGCCATATGCCCTCCAACGATAATGGTTGACATACTATTACGGTGATATCATTATTATCAATAAGACCACGGTGGTCTCATAAAGGAGAGTAAAATGAAAGGTGCAAGAACACTTCCCAATTTCAACCTGAGAATGCCGAAGAGCGATATGGACATCGTTAAGAAAGCAGCGGAAAAGAACGGACGCTCAATCAACTCTGAGATTTACCAGCGATTGATGAATAGCTTAAAAAGCGAAGGATTGATTAATGCGCAGTAAATACGACGAAACCTCATCCGCGCCAACGGATGAGGTTCCAAATTTGTCAGTAACTTCGAGGAAACTAACACCATGAGTATATCAGCGCAGATCTCCACTATCAATGTGCCCTTTTATGGCGACAGTCTTGTTCTTGTTAGCCATAACGGAGAGGCGTTTGTTCCAATGAAACCAGTGGTTGAAGGGATGGGCCTAGCGTGGGGAGCTCAGTTTATCAAACTAAAACAAAGGTTTGGTAAAGGTATTTCTGAAATCGAAATCCCTTCAAAAGGTGGAGTTCAACTGATGACATGCTTGTCACTGAGAAAACTTGCTGGCTGGCTACATACCATCAACGTAGGGAAGGTCAGGGCAGATCTTCGTGAAAAGGTAGCGCGTTATCAGGAAGAGTGTGATGACGTCCTTTATCAGTATTGGACTAAGGGTGAGGTAACCAATCCTCGCAAGAAAGATCACCAATCCACGGCTACTCAGCTTACCCCGCTGCGGCAAACCGCTGAACGCTTGATCACTACCGGTATTGGCCGCATCTATCCAGACATATGGAAATTGGTTCATAAGCAGTTTGACGTGAAACATATTCACCAGCTCACACCAGAGCAGGTTGGAGAGGCAGTAGAATACCTGAACGCACTCGAAGGCGAATATCTTGGCAAGGCTAACCAGCAAATGAGTCTGCCGATTTCTTTCCCTATGAGCTATTTCGAGCAGTACAGCTGGATGCGTGGCCTAGATGACAGGGCGCTGAGTGCCCCATGGAGATATCCTGTTGATATGCTGGTTCCGAACGGAGGCAATCCAAACCCTCTCGGAAAGATGCTTGGTGAAATGCGTCAAATGGGTTATGAGGTTGAGGCCGCGCTCTTTCAGCTGCTCTCTTTGCAACATCACCTGGAAACTTTGCGCCAAAAAATTGGCGTTATCGAACGAGCAATTCGCTGAACTTAAATTTAACCCACGCACAAACACATAGCCCTCTTCGGAGGGCTTTCTTATATACAAATTCTTAAAGATGCACGCTCTGGTGAGTTTGATGATGTGCCGGTGATGTAGGTGGCTTAAGCCACTTTTTCATCCAGCCAGTTTGACCACCACTGCATCATCTCAACTCGCGTCTCGAGATAGGCTGCGTGGTTATAAACACCGCGCGTTCCGCTGCTGACGTGCGCCAGTTGGGCCTCTATAGCGTCGCGATTCCAGTGCTTCTCGTTGAGCACGGTGCTGAACTGGTGACGGAAACCGTGTCCACTTGTCTGGCCTTCATAGCCGATATTACGAATGAGTCCGAGGATGGCGTTCTCGCTGATCGGCTTCTTCCTGTCATTGCGACCGGGGAAGCACAGTTCATATTGCCCGGTGATTTTTTGCAGGAAGCGGAATTGCTCCACCACCTGATCAGACATCGGAACGACGTGTAGTCGGCGGCCCTTCATCACTTCTGGATTGATGGTGATCAGCCTGTTTTCAAAGTCGATTCCCGACCAAGGCAGCGTGCGTAACTCGATAGTACGCATGGCGGTGTAGTGCAGGATTAAAGCAGCTGTCTTAATGACAACCCAGCCACCATACGCACTCATGGCACGCTGAAATTCGTGAATGCGGTGCATGGGAAGGAAAGGGAAGTTCTCCTTTCTGTATCCCTTCATCGCGCCCATGAGGTCCGGTGCAGGGTTGTACTTTGCCCGACCGGTGACGATAGCGTAACTGAACACCTCCCCGCAGCGCCTTCTTGCCTTGTCGGCCCTCTCCATAGCGCCCCTGTCTTCATACAGGCGGATCACCTTGAGCAGAACCATCGGCTCTACCTCTTCCATTTTCAGATGACCGATTAGCGGCAATATGTCCTCTTCGAACATCCTGAGCATCTCATCCGAATATCCCTTGGACCAGACCTTAGACTTGTGATCATGCCACTCGCTGAATATTTTCCCGAATGAATCCGCGTTCTCTTCCTTTACTTGCTTCTTCATTGCCTGCTTCTGCTCAGCCGGATCTACTCCGTTAAGCAACTTCATTTTAGCGTCAGACTGTTTAGCCCTGGCTTCGGTAAGAGAGACTTCAGGGTAGGGCCCAATGACCAGCGTCTTTTCTTTCCCCTCATACCGGTAGCGCATACGCCATACCTTTTTCCCGGTGGGAGGCACAAACAGAAACAGACCTCCTGAGTCGGCGAGGCGATAGGACTTCTCTGCCGGTTTCGCGGCATCAATCTGCTTTACGGTAAGCATGTGGGCATAGTTCCGTGGTCATTTTGCGCTGTGCCCACAATATGCCCGCAAAAGAATGTGGCAGTCAACGAACAATGGCGAACGCGCAAGAACGCGATAAAGGGTAATGACTAGTGTGAGCAGGGGTGTTGCGAACGGGTGGGAACTTCGAAGAACTGCTATGTGGCGTCCCCTGCAAACATCGAATATCTGGTGTAAGTGCGGGGGATTTATGCATAAGTTTTTATGTGAATAAATTTATGCCCGCAGTTATGCCCACAAAGGGAAATCACGATGCTTTTTGGAGTGGGGTGAAGTGACTGCGTTTCCAGTTCTGATAATCGGCATAAGTCCATCTGGATGCACTTCCGATTTTGTGAGGGGAGGGTAAGCGTCCTGCTTTGATTTCTGAGTACATGAACGTTTTGCCCATGCCAGAATCCTCCATCATAAACTTTAAGTCAATAAGTGAGTCGTCTCGTAGCTCGCGCATAGGGTTTATCTCCGATCAGGGAATCGAACCTGGTAGCCAGGCAAAAAGAAACCGCCATTAGGCAGTTAGTCGATGTGGATGTGTGGGATTTCGTTTTTGAGAATGGAGTCGTAAATACCCTTCGCTGCGAGTGGAGTGATTCCAGCACCGGTTCCAGCAAGGCATGTTCTTAGAGCGGATTCAATTTCTTCGCGCCTTTTTGCTTCCCTGTCATTTTTTATTTCTACAAGAACGGCGACGCAGCCAAAGCAAATATGAATTTTATCTTTCCCTTCGATCATCTTCTCCCTGCCAACATTTCCACCACAAAGAGAGCACAAATCCTCAGGGTCTGGTTGATACTCCTGAAACCCAATGGTGGTCATCGTCATGCTCGGCATAATCCCTCCTCACGCCAATTTTTTATAAAGTTGCGGCCCATCAGAAGTCGCCGCTCTCAACTCACTTTGCCCGTGCACTGAGTAGGTGCCATCATCCCAGCGAACCCACGACTTCGGGTTATCGCTATCTGCATCCAGCAAGCTCTCAACCACTCCATGAATGCCACCTGACTTCATCTGCACTATTGCGCCAATGGTTAATCCAGACATGTGACCCCCAGATAAAAGAAAACCCCGCGATTGCGAGGTTTGTTATTGAAGCGCTGCTTTTCGTGCAGCTGCGGATTAGCCATTGCTGAAAACTCCTTTCGCAAAGCTCCAGACTATTTCCAACATTGAAGACCACGCGACATAGACGTGAATGCCGGCAGCCAGGCCAAACCCTATGACCATCGCGTACAGCAATGCATTGCATTTAGTCACCATTCCCCTCCTGCTTCGGTGCTGCTGCAATCATCCTTTGCCAGTGCTCTGCGTATGACTCGTCCTTCTCATACGCAGCCCGGAAAGCATCAAGCATCTTTCTGGTCGGCTCAACAGGCACCATTACGTAACCATCCGGAATTACCGGATGGTTGCCAGCGAAAGCCTGCTGATACCTCTCAAGCTCTACGTACTCCTGGCACGACCAGCCGCCATCAATGAAATTGCGGGCCTCGATAGCGTCAAAAGTAAATGACGTCTCGCTTCCAGTTGGCGAGGTTATTCCGTACAGGTCGGCGACGGGCTTAATCTTCGTGACTGGCAACTCATCACGATTACTTACAGGTTGCTGCATGGCGGCGCGACGCAAACTACGGAGAATCATATATGCGTCATCACCATGAGCGTCAGTGTAATCACTCATGCGCGCATCAATATGCCTAATCCACGATTCCGCCGCTCCGTGATTTCTATCCCTGTAATCCTCAAGCATGCACTGGACAAGCCTCATGCATTCAATAAGGTTCTCGTCAATCTCATTCTGCACTACCGGCACCGTCTCTCCTGCTTCCATCTTCGCCGGTTCGGATGGTGCGTTGTTTAACTCCCGAATAGCTGCTGCCAGTTTCTCTGCGTCCGTTGGCGAAATGTCACCGTCAAAGAACGCTATTGGCCTAACCTCTACTGCTGGGGCTGGCTGCTCCAGATAAACCGGAGCGTAAACAGCAGTATCCGTATCAGCACCTGGCTGCTCATCCAGTGTATATACGCGGCTTGTGAATCTGTTCATGTACGCAACGGGCTTGCGTGTTGTTGGAACTGGCTGTGGGGTGGCATAGAGAGGCTCGACTTTATTGCCCACGAAACATGAAAACATTTCCACGACCGTCTTATCTGACTCGATATATTTACGCCCATCAATTCCGGTCAAAATCCACGCCGCCGGTTCCTGCTCCACGCCTGCCATCACAGTGCGTGCCATTTCTTCCACGGCAGCCTGGGCAACTCCGAACCCCTTGCCAGCGATAATGTCCCGCATGAAATCTTTAGTTAATTTGGTCATGGCTTAGTCCTCCCATCCCCACACAGCGAAAGCGCAATTGTCATCGACATCAATCTCACCCTTTTTTCCGCACTCTGAACATACGACACCATCACCAGCGTACAGATATTCAGGCGTCCCTTTATCGGTATGAACATCAAGCTCATCGCTATCACATGCTGGGCAATAGCCAGCCCATTTAATTCTCAATACGCTCATACTCACTCCCCCGTATCCAGTGCTATGCCCATCCCCAAGCAGTCAGCACTAAATGAATCAATTACTGACTTATCCCTCAACTCCAGCTCAGCGATGCGCTTGTCTTTGGCTTCCAGCTCATCCAGCAGCGCACGCATGACATCGGAGGTTTTCTGGCACTGGTCAACAATGCTCACATCGCAACCAGTATCAACCCCGCATTCATCCTCAAAGCGAAGCTCAACGTTGTCGCCGTCGATATCCGATGGCTCAAACCCTGCGATATTTTCCAGAATGCCAATGATGCTGTTTGCGTTATCGCGTAACGCCTGCTTATCCGTCTTAGTCATGCCCATTGGCCTTTCCACCCTTCGCAATTCACATCACGGCAGCCATCAAAATCGTACGGGTTGAACTGCCAGCTTATTTTTCCGCAGCACGGGCAATTCCAGCGCACCTTCCCGCTGCGATTAGCCTTCCTGCGGTTGTATTTTTTCAGCCAGCCAGGCATCACCAGGCCAGAGCTCTGCACCATGGTGCGCCGATTAAGTTCATTGATGTTGAAGGTGCGCCGCTTCACGGCATCGGCCTTGGCGAACGGTACCCACACAACTCCTGGCTCTTCAGGGTTCGCAGATGCGAAAACGAAAGCCTTGCTGAAGTCGTCAGTTGGAAGTCCACCGCTTTGTAGCCAGAAAACGTCATTGCCATTCCAGTTGCCTTTCATGTAGGCGACGTAAGCAGTGCATCCCGGCTCTATAACGCTTTCAGTTGGAAGACGCTGGCAGTCAACGTGCCACACAGACAGGGCGTCTACACTGTCGGCAGATATGGGCTGATCAATTTCTCGCCCGAGGTTCCAACTCTGCTGAGCCTCTGCCAGCGTATAAACATGAGCGCGGCCGATGTCTGAGCTATATCCGTTGCCGTTGTGGCAGTGGAATGACGCGTTATCTCCCACGGTTTCACGCGTGCACAGCATGTAAAAGCGATCGCTCATAGTGCTGCTCCCTGGCGAAGCTGGTTGTGATTGTTCAGCGACATATCCGCATAGGCGCGAGAGTTTTCAGATTCACGTTCTAGCCAGTCGGACATGGTTTCGAGGCTATAGACTCCTGGGTTATCCATCACTCCACTGAAAACGCGATTAACAATCTTGGCGTAGAGGTCGGCAAATTCTGGGTTGAAATTCTGAGGCTCCACCTTTGCGTAGACATCGATTAACTTGCAGAAATCCTCCACGGCACTTGCCCGCACTTCAGCCAGGAAAGCGTCGGTCTCCGGGGTTTCTACTGACAGTGATTTAGCCCGATAGTCGTTCCAGCCTCTTGCGTAGATTGGGTTAACTGACATGCCATCTTTCACGCAATATGCCTGGCCGCCGCGGTTGATGACCTCAATTTCGCCCAATGCTGCAGCCTTCAGCCCCGCATTCTCCGCAGCCAGCGCGTCACGCTGTGCGCTCATCTCCTGGAATTTACGCACCAGATATTCAGCGTTACTTTCGTTAACCAGCATGTCGCCCGGAATGCACTTGCCACGCAAGAAGCCATCCATTTCGATTAAGTTCATTTCCGCACTCCCTTCAAAAATATATCCAGATACCGGTTATCGTTTACCGAGCCAAAGCTCTTGCGCTTGAGTAATTCCTCGCGTGGAGGCATAGGTCTGATTCTTTGACGTGCGACTATGTCACCGGGGGTGATGTCCGGATTGAATGTGTTGTTCATCATGATTGCTAGCCTCTGGAAAGCTTGTATCGCATTGATCGACAGGCGTAGATGGTTCGCTGAGTGGCGACAGCTATTTCCTCTGCGGAAAAATTCTCGAATAGTGATATTTCGGCCTTAGTCCATGGCCTGTGTCGCTCAGTGAGGAGGGTGACGCCGAGTCGGGATGCTTTGTTCTGGATTGATGATGGGGTTCGTTCGAGCTTTTCGACAATTTCAGCGGTTGGCATGTTGCCGGCCACTTCGCGCAGGAAGTCTTCTTCCCACGGCTGCCATGGTGTTACGTACATGCAGCCTCCTTAAGTCGGTATATCCGACCACCCAAAGTGCCGTCACCCCATGATTCAACAGTAAGATGGGTCTCAATCCTGAATAGATCGGACATTGAGATGAATGTTTCCTGCATCTCAAGTGCCGGGGCCCATCCTTCGTAATAGGGTTCGTGGTAGTTAAGGGTGATTCCTGCCGTATGGCCTAAAGCGCCCCGGGCAGTTTGCGACCTGTGGAACACGGTGATGTTATTCCGCGCATCCTTACGCAGAATTTTTAGGATAGATTCTGGAGTCATGGTGATAACGGCGAGCGCCGCCCTGCACGGTGACAGGCGACCTATGCCGCCTGTTTTAATTCAGCTATTCTTGCATTCATTGCCTGAACACATTTTTCCTGTGCTTCCTCATGACCGGACATTTCCTGCCAGTCACGCTGATAGCGTTCGATGAGTTTCTTCTTGTCTGTTTCGGTGATGGCGTATTCGCAGAAGTCTTTCAGAACCTGCTCAACGTCGACGTGATTGTCATTAACCGCTGGACTGGCTTTCTTGGACTCCTGCGACGGTGGCAGGGCCCATGATGGGAGGGAAGGCGGTAGCCAGTAGAACTGAGTGTTGTCTTTCAACTTCGCTCGATTCCAGCCCTGCTTTTTATCAACCGAAGCTTGTGCGAATCCCTCTTCGAGGTTGTAGAGATAGCGCCCAATACCCCACTGCACAGCTGCACGTTTCATCGCGCCTGAACGGCCGCCTTTCACCGCTTCCACCTGCGTTTGCTCCGCAGCATCCCACTTTGTGATCCACTCTCCGTCAACCTTGACAGAGAGCCCACATTCAACCCCACCGTTGTTTGGAATGTCCCGGTATTCGTTACGCCAGTTGGCTTTGCCGCACACTTCGTCTAAGCGCTTCATGATTGCCCGGTTAGTGACGTAGGCGAGCACCATTGCCCAAACTTTGTTATCGCGCGTTTTACCGCTTTGCTGGATACGCCACTCGATATCTTCTGGCGGGAATGGTGCGTCAAGTTGATCAAGGTTCATGAGTAATTCCCCGCGAACTCTTGCCACGTGATCGGCTGATTACTGCGCTCAGTGGCAAGGTGAATTTGCTGCTCCACTTCCTCCTCAATCTCAGGAGAGACAAGAGCGATAAAGTCGTCGTCGTTCAATTCATGCAGCATGTTGTTTATTCCAGTCCTCGTCCTGCCACTTATCCCAGCCAAGAGCTATCCCGGCTGCCCACATGTACGCCTCACTGACTCCCTGCTTGGTGTCTGGGAATGCCTTCTCGTAAAGCTTGTTGAACTCGCGATTCCCTTGCTGGACAAGGAGGGTTCCGTTAACAGGTACGATAGTCATGGCATGGCACTCCAGGCTGATTAAGGATGTCTGCCAGCCGTTTCCAGCCAGCTCGTAATTTGCGGGTGATCCGCTCTAAAAGAGATTCGTTATGGCAGCCAGCAATAGGCCACCCTGCAACGGCTAATTGCATGGCTTTATTCATGTTTATTTCCAGTTGTTATTTCTGATGATGCGGCCAATATGGCTTGGAGATATTCCAAACCTTTTAGCCAACGCATATGTTCCGTGAGTGGATGAACCTCTCACATATAAGAGTCTTATTTCATTTACCTGTAGTGAAGTTAGTTTTGACTTACAGCTCTCATCACCGCGCTTAGTTATGTGTCGACCGCGATTCATCATGTCTGAGATATTGTCAGCCTGCGTTCCAATCTCTAAGTGAGACGGGTTAACGCAAGATGGGTTGTCGCATTTGTGGCGAACAACCAGACCTTCTATGTCGTGAATGCTAACTCTGATGTGGTTGCAATAAGCTATTCGGTGAGCTTTATATCGCTTTCCTTTGAATGAAATTATTCCATATCCTCTATCATTCATATTTCCATCAAAATTTAAGCACTCACCATGCATGCGAGCGCTTCCCGCGATGACGATAATCATGGGAGTTCCTTATGTTGGATGTGATTGCATAGCGACTGAGCACTTGAATAAATGCTCACTCAGATGCAGTTAAAAAAATGCCCGGACGCGATGCCGGGCAAGACTATCAAGGGATTTACGAGGGTTTTCTCCATCTAACCAGAACAGGTCTTCGTCTCCTGTAATGGTTATGAGCGCGGATCGGCTCACATAGCAGACTGAGTAATCTGCTATAGGTGCTTATTCGCTTGGTGGTTCAGGTAATGGCATCCAGTGGGTGACGGGGTTTCCGTAAATTCTACCCGTCCATTTCCATCTACCGATTGGTCTCTTTAGATATCGTCCATCATCCCAAGAACCTGCCAATACTCTTCCTTGCGAGGTGAATAGTACTGTCTCACCGCTCTTTGGCATCCTCTCACTACACTTAATCCACTCCATCACGCCTCCCGCGCTTTCAGCATTGCGTCTGCCATTTTGTAAGCTGTTGATGCGTAATACTCGAAATCACCAGGGTGCTCTTCTCCTGTTACTGGGCCATTAAGCGACCCGATAACTGCTGACATACATTTAGCGGCGAAGTAATCACGCAGCAATAAACCTTCAGTGCGAACGTTCTCGTTAAACCAGTTCGCTTCTGTTGTTGGATGCACTGTAAGCAGTGAGGTATCCATGACTTAGTCCTTAATAAATTTTTCAGTGCGGTGAGTTGCCAGACCCTCAACCAATTCAGCGCTGTCGCTATCGATAATCACCTTTGTATGCGGATGATGATTTTCTGCTAAATAAGCCATTACAACCTCTACGGCCTCTTCAAATGTTTTGAAAGTTTCGTGACTCATATTCACCTCTGTGGCTTTCTGCCAAAAAGAAAGGCCGACTAAGCGGCCTGGAATCCTGTCACCTCAACCCGGCAAATAGGGTAGGTGTAGAGTTTTTTATCCTTAATTATGCGCTGCGCCTCTTCCATGTTTTCGGCGTCATCAACGAACTTAATGTTCTCGCCTTCGTCCTCATACTTTCCCGCCAGAACTGTGTAAATTAGCTTCATAACCAACCCTCAAATTAATGGAATGCTCTTCCCGCGCTGTTTCTGCCGACCATTACACGTCACGCCCATCTCACCAGGCTTGCTGTACCAGATGCGATTCTGTTTCTGCTCAAGTTCCTGAACTGGTTTGTCGCGGAGACTTCCGAGCGAAGTGGCCCGGTTGATATGCCTGTCTTTTAACCACTTCAGGCTCAGTGGTTCCTCTACTTTCCACAGTCAAAGGAAAGCCGTAGACTTGTGTTTCCACAGTCAAAATTAAGGATTTTTTCATGGCTGATAAGCCGGCAATGGTCTTTCCTATCGGGCTTACTTATCCGATGGATATCTATCTCGACCAAAATACAGGTGAGCTGGTTTTTGAATGCTTCCAGCTGATTGGTGATTCAACTCAGAAGATGCGCTTCCTGATGGAGCCGAAGGCAGCACTACAACTTCTGTCAGCACTCCCTGAGATACAAAGAGACGGGGCTGATATAATCTTAGAAAAAGCCAGGCTAAGTTCCTTGCAATAAATTTCATTTTTCCCCCTGGCCCTTTATGGGCCATTTATATCAAATCAATGGAATGCTTTTTCCACGCATCTTCTGGCGAGCGTTAACCTGCTGGCCGAGTGGGTTGCGGACCTTGCGATACTGCTGGCTCTCCCTGGTCACGAACTCTTCTTCTTTAGGCTGACGCAATCCCGGTAAGCTGAGAGCTTTACAGGTGCGCTCTGAGCCTTCTCCAGACAGCTTTGAGAACGCTCGGTTAATCTTTCCTGCGTAGTTGCTCGATTCAATCTGCTGAGCTGCCTTGCTGGCGTTGTACGCAGCCATACGGCGTTGATTTCTGTTCATGGGTATTCCTCAGTGAGTGCTTTGGTGCAGGCGCCGGAACCTATTTCAATTTCCGGAATTCAATCGGCTTCTCAGTTCGGCCCGTGCATGTATGGGCCTAAGCTCCACCGAGCGCCTGCCCGAAGCACTCGCTTCGGCCTGTGTATTCACAGGGATAAGTTTTACAGGCAACAAAAAACCCGCTATTCGCGGGTTTCGTTATGACCATTTCTTATCTGCTCGTCGCTGATGGGCGTGGTTTACAACCCTATATGCAGCATCATCTTTAGGCTCTATGGTCATTACTGCATCATCTTTAGGCGCTGTGCTAGTGATCGCCCTATCAACACGGTAATCAAGAATCTCTCCACCATCCTTATGAATTTTTCCCTTCATTTCATCTATATGATCTTTCTGTTTTTCAGCGTTGTACCTGGCCATTCTGGCGAAGTCTCTTTTCCTCATAACCACTCCGTATTTTGGATTTAAATTAGGGGAATTGATTTGCCTTTCATCTTCTGACGACCAAAGCATGTTACCCCGAAATCTTTCGGCTTGCTGTACCACTCGCGCTGATTTTTCTTATCCATCTGGCTTCGGATTGCCTCGTGCAATTCTGTCGCCTTAATGATTTGCGTAGCCATCTCATTGCAAATTGGCTCAGCTGCTTTCTTAACCCGGTCAATCTTGCGGCTCAGGGTTAATACCTGGCGTCCCGGCTTAGCGCTAACCCCAACCAACAGGGGATTAGCAGCTTTCCATTCAGCCTGTTTAGCGGCGCGGCGTTCGCGACGGCGTGCTTGTGAGTCCATACATCCTCCTGTCAGTGTGTTTTGGTGGTGTGGTGAAGGCATCCCAGGACGCCACTCGGTGGATTCGAACCCCAAGCTGCCAACGAGCCAGTTGAGCGCCTCTTTGCTGGTACAAAGAGCTTTCACCACACCCCAAAGCACACTTGCTTCGGTGTATCTGCGCTTCTTCAGCGCTATCTGTTAATGAGCTTTCACCGTCCTGGTGAGGTGCCACACTCTCGCAGTGGCGGCGCTCATGCCCTTGAGGCCTTAGTCAGGGGTATCTCATGAATCCCTCACCTCTAACCGGTAAACGATTGGCAATCGTTCTGGAGTACCGGCACACCTTCTTCTTTATTTACCCTGACCAGCGTGTGTTGCAGTTTGTACCTGCATCTGGCTCTCATTGAGACTCGGGTCACCGTCCTGGTGAGTAGTGCGTCCTGCTGATGTGGTAAACATTACCTCAGGGTAAATTTATTGTCTATACCTTGGGGTAAATAATTTTGATGTGAAAGTTTACCCCATTGATATTTGAGGTAATTTTTATTTGATGTTTTGTGTTGTTGAGGGCATAAAAAAACCCGCACAAGGCGGGTTTAGTGAAGATTCGGACGGTTTAAGGGATCTTTTGCCACTTAACGTCAACCACCGTTCCGATGATTGAGCAGTTACCGTCGATCTCTGTCATGGGGTATTGAGGATTTAATGGCTTAAGAAACTTCCTTCCAGCATCCTCGATATACATTTTGAATGTTGCCTCATTGTCATTGACAAGCTTTGCCACTACTAGCTTTCCGCTTTTGGCTTCTTTGCTTGGGTCAACAAGAATGATCATCCCTTCCGGCACGGTGAATCCAACTGGCGAAGTCATAGAATCGCCTCGCACCGTTAACCAAAACGAATGCGGTCCGACATGGTGCGTAGTCTCAGGCCATTCGTCTATTTCACTAACTTTATATGGTTCAACAGCCTCTAGCCATTGCCCAGCGCTAACCCAACTGATCAACGGGAATCCCTTCGTTTCCTGATGCTTGCCAGCGTATTGTACGTTGTCATGGCCTTTGTCATCGATACCATCCATCCAGCCGCGAGGGAGTGAAAAGGCTTTTTCAATCACTTCGACCATGTCATCGGCAATGCGCCGCTTACCATTTTTACCTTCTTCGTAAAGCATGCGCGATACGTAAGAGGGTTCTCTTTCGATTTTGCGAGCGAGATCCACAGCTTTGCCGCCGCATTTCTCATCTCTTAATTGTATCAGGCGCTGACGCCTTTTCTCATATTTGTCCATATCGAGCATTTTATTCTGCATTACCTTTTGGTAAATAACCTACAGGTATTGCTAAAATGGTTACCTGTGGGTAAACTAAATCCATGTGAAGGTAAACAAGGAAATGGGATGAACGAATTACGCACCTATCTCAACAACCTTTCACTGGATGAGCAAAGAGAATTTGCTGCGAAGTGCGGTACGAGTATTGGATATCTACGTAAGGCACTAAGTAAAAACCATGAGCTTGGCGCGGCGCTTTGCGTGCTGATCGAGAAAGCCAGCTTAGGTAACGTGACACGCAAACATCTTCATCCAGGTGACTGGACAAGCATTTGGCCTGAATTAGAGGCCGCCTGATAACCCCGCTCTTTACACATCTAGCCCTGAAGAAGGGCAGTAATCCAAAAAGACTACACATCTTAGTGGCTCCTGCTACGGGTTAGCCACGTACTTAATTCAACTATGGAAACTATACGAAATGGATACTGCAACCACCCGCAACAAAGCCCGCGCAATTGAAAGCAAGTTATTGAGCAAGATAGCTATTCGTGGGGCCGGGAACATCGCTGAGCTTATCGGCGTAGACAAGTCACAAATCACTCGCTGGAAGGAATCGCTACTGCCTCGCATGTCGCTGCTGTTAGCTGTTCTTGAATGGGGAGTTGAGGACGAGGAGATGGCAGAGCTGACAAAGCGACTGGCTAACTACCTCACAAATGAAAAACCCCAAACGAGCGGTAACTCGTTTAGGGCTTAAGCAGACTGTGTTACGCCAAGTAACAGGGGTAATTATGTACCTTAATGAACCAAAGATGCAAATAGAAGAAGTGGACCATATTGCTGTTCCAAGTGACTTCAGGCTTGGAGGGTGGGTTTACATCCTTAGTAATGACTGCATGCCCGGTATTTATAAAGTAGGCATGACGACAAACTCTCCTAGTGCAAGGGCCAAAGAGCTTTCTTCATCAACAGGAGTGCCTATTCCATTTAATGTTGAGGCTTCGTTTCACTGCGATAACCCAGCAGAAGCGGAGGCATCTATTCATCTAGCGCTCAAAGAAGAGCGCGTGAATGAATCGAGAGAATTCTTCAAGATTGAAATTTCAGAGCTCAAAAATGTATGTAGGGAGTTTTGCCAGGCATCTGCTGATGAATCCGTTGCTGAGCTGGCAATGCAATATGACTTTATATCCTTTGAAGTACTTGATGAGCTGAATGTTTCAGAGCTTTTTCATGATATTGGAATTGCTACTTTTGGTGACAAGTTAGCAATTGCAGAAAGGCTTATCCGCTTAGGCGCTGTTCATTTTATTGATGAGTACATCTACCACCATCGCTCCATCGTATTTATCAATGATGGCATTTACAGCATAAGAAACTTAGAAGCGCAGCATGTTGAGCGAGAGCTTGATGAGGTAGTTGCGCCTCAGGAGATTGATAATGGCCAGATCGCGTAACATAAAACCAGGCTTTTTCACTAACGATGAACTGGCCGAATGTTCACCATATGCCCGCCTGCTTTTTGCAGGACTATGGACTATAGCCGATAAAGAAGGGCGATTAGACGATCGCCCGAAGAAAGTGAAGGCTCTCGTTCTTCCATTCGACAATGTTGATTGTGACGAGCTTCTTCAGCAGCTTCATGACCGCAAATTCATCCAGCGATATCAGATCCAGAATGGGGCATTCATCCAGATTACGAACTGGAAAAAGCACCAGAACCCCCACTGCAAAGAAGCCCCTAGTGAGATACCAGAACACTGCGAGGAAAGTGCAAAACAGGAAGAGGAACCGGGAAAGGAAGATGAAAGCACCATGCAAGAACAGTGCAATGAGGGTGCAAATGAAACACAAGTCGCTGATAAACATGAAGCACAATACGAGCACTGTGCAAGTACAGTGCAAGAACCAGTAGAGAACAATTTAAATCCTGCTGATTCCTTTAACCTGATTCCTGATTCCCTCATCCTGATTCCTGATTCCCTTGATAACACCCAAGCCGCTGACGCGTCTTGTGACGGTGAGGGGAATGTTCATCAAATGGCTAGTCGTTACGCCTTCGAGGGAAACGTTGTTCGACTGAACCAGAAGGACTTCGATTCCTGGAAAGCGCTTTTCCGAAATATTGACCTTGAGGCTGAACTGACACGTTTAGATCTGGAGTTCACACGCCAGAAGCCGAAGAACTGGTTCAGTACTGCCAGCGCAAAGCTGAACTACCAGAACAAAAACAACTATCGACAGCCAACCAAAAGAGCTGTCAACGAGAGCTTCGCCACCAAAGATTACGGCCAAACTGAAATCCCATCCTGGGCCCAGGAGTGAACATGACACTGGATGAAAAAATATCTCAACTGGACAAGATGCTCACTGAACTTGGGCAGGCCCCGCTTGATATCCCAAACAGCGAGGTGATTTTTGAAGATGCCAGCTGTGATAAGCACGGCAGTTACGAGCAGCGCCGGAGGGTTTCAACCACTGCAATAAAAATCCCGTCAGTAGCATCCCGATGCCCTAGCTGCATTCGTGAAGATTTAATCCAGATGCAAAGCGAAAAAATCAGGCTGGATGAGTCGGCGAGGAGATACACGATCGACCGCCTCATGGACTCGCTTGATGTACCGGAGAGATTCAAGTCGTGCACGCTGGATAACTATAATCCGGTTAACGACGAAGCCAAGAGGGTGCTGAAAGTTTGCCAGGCATACGCCAGCAAGTGGCCCGAGCGACTGAAGCGTGGCGGTGGTCTTGTGATGTGTGGCAAGCCCGGAACCGGAAAGAATCATCTGGCACTGGCAATCGCCCGTCACGCCATCACGGAGCACCAAAGCTCGGCGGTATTCACGACCGCGCTGAAGATTGCCCGGGAGTACAAATCAACCTGGTCAAAAAGCTCATCGCGTACCGAGGATGAAGTGATCCGCTTCTTCACAAAACCTGACTTGCTGATTATCGACGAGGTCGGCGTGCAGTTCGGCAGCGATGCGGAGAGGCTCATCATGTTCGAAATCATCAACACCCGATACGAGCGTATGCGGCCGACAATCCTGATAAGCAATCAGAACAAAGATGAGCTGGCGGCGTTTATCGGTGAGCGCGTAATAGACCGCATGAACGACGGCGGGGGCTGCACCCTGGCGTTTACGTGGGAAAGTTTCAGATCCAAAAGTTAACCCCTGCCTGAAAAACCTCAACCAAACAAATCATCGAAGGAACACAAATGAACTTTTTTAAGAATGCGATCGTATTTCGTATGTCTCGTGACGTCGTTCTCAGCGTTACTGAAGAGCAGTTGAAGACAATGGAGTTCACACCCTGCGGCTCCCAGGACATGGCTAAATCTGGCTGGGTATCCCCGATGGGCCCACACAGCGATCAGCTTGCGCACCATGTGGGCACGAACATTCTTCTGACACTTCTCCGCGAAGAGAAAATCCTCCCGAAGCCGGTTATCACTGAAGCGTTAAGCAAACGCATCGAAAAGCTGGAGGCTGAGCAAGGCCGCAAGCTGAAGAAGACAGAGAAGGATTCCCTGAAAGACGAAGTCCTGCACAGCCTGCTCCCACGAGCTTTCAGCAAGCACAGCAAAACATCTCTCTGGATTGATACGAAACGCAGTCTGATTATCGTTGATGCCAGCAGTCCGAAGCGTGCCGAAGATGCCTTGGCGCTGTTGCGTAAATCTCTCGGTTCGCTTCCTGTTGTCCCGCTGACAATGGAAACACCGATCGAGCTTACGACGACTGAGTGGGTACGCAGTGCAAGCGCTCCGTCAGGCTTCCATCTTGCCGATGAGGCTGAGCTGAAGGCAATCCTCGAAGATGGTGGTATCGGTCGATTCAAGAAGCAGGACCTGTGCAGCGATGAAATCACTACTCACATTGAAGCCGGCAAGGTGGTTACCAAGCTTTCCATGGACTGGCAGAACCGCATTCAGTTTATCCTCACCGATAGCGGAATGCTGAAGCGCCTGAAGTTCTGCGATGAACTGCGTGATCAGAACGATGACATTGACCGGGAAGACATTTCGCAGCGTTTCGATGCTGATTTCTGTCTCATGACTGGCGAGCTTTCCGCGATGATTGAAGGCCTCGTATCCGCGTTGGGTGGAGAAGCTAAGCGGTGACACTCTACATCACAGAACTATTCTCAGGGCTATCAGCAACGGTAGCCCTTTTTTATTGGCTGAATCCATGGGGGGATCATGATTCATTATCACGGCGGTCCAATCACCCCTGATACGTGCGCGTTGAAGGCCTGGAAAGGGAGACACGCTTTTATCTCTTTTGCTCATGCCGGCCAAATTAATCTCGCGTCTGAATATTGCCAATCGTTCGCACTGGATAACGGCGCGTTCACTGCATGGAAGGCAGCTGGCAAAAACAAAATCGACTGGAGTGATTATTACGAGTTTGTCGAGCGCTGGAAGAATCACCCTGGTTTTGATTTCGCGATTATCCCTGACGTGATCGACGGCGGCGAAGCCGAAAATGATGAACTTTTGCTGGAGTGGCCGCATGGGAAGTTCTTTGGCGCGCCCGTCTGGCACATGAACGAACCGGATGAGCGATTTATTCGACTCTGTAACGAGTGGCCCCGAGTGGCAATTGGAAGTTGTGGGGAATATGACGTTAAAAGCCCAAAAAGAGCCATTGCCAGACTAAGAGATTTAATTCGACATGTTGTTAATGACCTGGGGCAACCAATCACGAAATTGCATGGTTTGAGAATGCTAAGGCCTCAAATATTCACGAGCATCCCCCTCGCCAGCGCAGACAGCACTAACGTCGCCAGAAACATCGGCATCGATAAAGCATGGAAAGGAGCATACGCGCCAGCCAGTAAGGAAACTCGCGCAGCACTCATGGTAGAACGCATCGAATCACACAACAGCCCTGGATCTCTCAACTACTGCGAAGAGAAAGACAGGTTCAACATGCAATTACAACTGGCTGTTTAGCATGGGCCAGCAACTAAAGGTGAGAGGTAAGGGCGGTATGAGTTACGACATTTACGATCTGAAAACGATATTGAACGAGATGCGAACGTACAACCCTATGGCTGATGAGCATGGCGGAAAGCACATCATTCCCGGGTGGGCCGAGAGAATTGAAAGGGCGGTTGCCAAGATTAATATCGATTTAATTGAAGGGATGGACGTATCCGTCGATGTCAGTACTTGCGATGCAGACGCGGGGCATCGTTATTTTGGTACGGTTACCGAGATATCAGAGCTGGAAACATCAAAGAACGGATTCATTCTCCTGGTTCAAGATGCAACCGCAAATTTTGACACCACAGCACACTGAAGGAGGGAATATGGAAGATTCACGCAAGCAGTTTGAAGAAGCTTTCGAGCAATTGAAACACGACCGCTTTGGCAGCAACGAAGAATGGGCGTGGAAGTTCTGGCAGGCATCACGAGCAGCCATTGAGATTAATTTCCCGTCTACATCCGACATTCAGTGCCAAGAGTGTGCTGACGAGGCGATGAATCGAGCATGCCATGCCGTAGTGACGGTTGGGCTGAAGATTAAGGAGTGAGTGATGAGTGCATACGAAGAAATTATCGCAGCCCTGAAGTTTTACTGTGGATTCGAGGAGATGGATGAATCCGACGCCATGAACTCAATTAACGAAATCATCGGGCAAGACCATGACCCGGTAGGAACCATTGCGGCCGCACTTGACGATTACAGGAGCGTAGGTGGTGAAAAAACTAACGTTTGAATTACGTTCGCCAGTCCATCAGCAAAACGCTATCCA